TTCAATCTTCTTGGCGTGCTGCCCCGTAACTGGCTCCCAACATGGAATCGAACCACGGACAACTTGATTAACAGTCAAGTGCTCTACCGACTGAGCTATTGAGGAATATTATTAGTGTGGGGTTTCCTTCACTGTCATCCCCCATCGGACTGTACTTTCGCACCCGTGAAGATAGATACCCACCGACAGTCTACTCTGGTGCCCCGTCTAGGACTTGAACCTAGAGAATCTGGTTTCTAAAACCAGCATGTTTACCAATTTCATCAACAGGGCATTATTTGGTCTGTGTGAAAGGATTTGAACCTCTGACCCCTCACTTCCAAGGCGAGAACTCTGACCAGACTGAGCTACACACAGACAGAACGCAAATATATCACAAAATTGGACGGGCTTCGCACCCGATAGAACCCCTACCTAATAGCTTGGGTCTGAGCTTAATACTAAGTGCAAGCTCAGTATTAAAGATGGCGACTAGGTTCCCCCAATCCAACCTAACTGCTGTCACAGTAGACTTAACCATCAAGTAAGGGGACTGGCTCCTTGCTACTAATAAACTTGTTATGGTACTACACACAACCGTTCCAGTTTTCACTGAGTAGTCCCCTTACTTGATGGTACGAGTAATCGGAATCGAACCGATATGAGCAATGCTCGTCAGATTTTAAGTCTGGTGCGTCTACCTATTTCGCCATACTCGTATTGGTGGAGATGAATGGATTTGAACCACTGCGCTTTTTACAGAACGGATTTACAGTCCGTCGCCTTCAACCACTCGGCCACATCTCCATAGACTGCTTACGGCAGTCAATCGTCTGGTGTTATTACGGAGTTCCAAATAACCCGCACCGTCTATTCCGATGTGTCTTCTACATTATCTACCCAAAAGTAAGCAATCAAGCCGATAACCAAAATTATTGCTGCATAGGGTGCTACAGCAATGATGGCTGCAGTAAGTGCAAGCACAGCAGCCATCACAAGTACAACGTACAGGGTGGCTTTCATGCCTCTTACTCAGGCTTCTTCAGACTACCGAAGAGTGGACGACGCACAGTGGTGGTAACTTCTGGTGCAGCTTCCTCTTTGGTTTCAACAGCAGCATCTTGCTGCTCACTTTTGTCAGCCACAGCAGGTGCTTGTGGCTCAACCACAAGTACTTCTTCAACCACAACAACAGCCACGGGAACAGCTTCAGGGCTTTCCTTGACCACAGTACGTGCAGGCACCTTGAGTGCAGCCATAGATGGGTTAGCTGGAACAACTGCAGCCAGAGGTGTTGCCATAGGGACAACAGTCTTAACTGGTGCAGCAGTACCAGACTTGATGATGTCCACAGTAGCTGTGAATCCATCAACGCCACGACCAGCACGCAGATCAATGCACAGTTCGGCACCGTCTTTGACGTTCATCAGGTCATTGACATAGTTTTTGATTGCTTGTTCAAGCTCGGATTGGGGGAGAATTAGTTGCATAGGATTTCCTAAGTTATAGGGTTGATGGTGACTTCGACACGAGGGTTCTTACTGTCTACAGAACCAAACAAATACTGAACTCCAAGTACGTGCTGGTAGTTATCGTCTGCTATGTAACCTAGATTGACCAAGGCATCACTAAAGAATTTATCCACCACACTGCAGATGTTGGCTACATCACACAGTCTATGAGACTGGGGATACAACTCATAAGACAATGAGACTTGTTTCAGTGATGGTAAGTTCTTTAAGAGTGGAGCAATCTGCTCCTGAAAACTTATTTTTACTTTGTTCAATGTTTGGTAATGAGCATTACGATAAATGTTTAAATTCAGTTGGAAGACTTTGGTCTTACTTTGCTTAACGGCTAGTGGCAGAGAGAATACCCACATAATCATGTTCAGTTGTTGAGAATACGCAAGCATACCCCCAACAACTAACATTTATAGCAAGTACTTAAGCTTTCTTACCGAACAAAGATTTCTTCGGTGCACCAGCAGCAGATGGAGCAGCACCCGGTGCAGGTGGTTTACCTGACATAGCGGAATGTGCACCCTTCTTATTGCGACGATCACGGACTTTACCCACACCATTTTCATCAGTGTTGGCTTCGATCCATTTGTGATAGAACACACCAGTTTCCAGACCTTGTTCAGCTTCTGTGATGGTCAGCTTGGTTTCAGTGTGATAGAACTTTTGCAGTTCATTCTTTTCCACTTCTTCAGCCGTATCAACGTAGTTGCCGTTGGCGTCTTTCTCTTGCTTGTTCACCAGTTGCTTTTCAATTGCAAAGGTGATTGGCTTGTCGAGCAGACCGACCAGCACAGGCACAGCAGTAGGGACTTCTTTCTTTTGGTCGAAGTCATAGATATTGACGATTTTCTCTTCAACATCTTGGCTGGCCAGAGGTTCTTCAGTGGTCAACATGCACAAGCTGTCAATCATGCTGAAGCCCATGAGGGGGAGCTTCTTACCGTCTTTGACGTAGAAGTTTTCACCCTTGCCATTGGTGATCAGGATTTGCTGACGGTACTCACGGGAGCCGACAGCCAGAGTCAGGGCAATGAATTGAGCACCTGATTTGTAGGCACCAGCGTAGGCCATCTTGACACGGCCATCATAGACGCCAGTGTCCCAGAGGCCACCGCCGCCGATACGATCTTCAGGTTTTTCGAGGCCATCAGCAGAGAGGTTTTTAAAAAATGACATGGTATTTTCTTTCTTGGTTCAGGGTTGGTTATTGGTCATCTGCGTAAAACTCATGCAATTTGTCAAGCACGAGTTGGCAGTCATTGTCGATATAGGTCTGTGCACGAGTGAACAAACCCATTGGGCCACGGATTCGTTCACCAACTGTTTTCTTGGTCAGTTGAGTTTGGAACACATGTTTGTAGCCTTGAATCTCATCATCAGGTGTGATGGGAAGCAAGTCATTGGTGTAGTCTTTTAAGTCCTTCAGGGGAAGGCGTTTGCAAGACACAATGCAGGAGAAGTAAGCTTCAATGCCAACTCCTTTCAGAGCACCCTTTACAGGGATAAATGTTCGGGTGTCCAGTGTCTTTTCATCTGTCTCGTCTTTGACGTGAGCAGTGAAGATCACAGGTTTACCGAATTGAGGCACAAGCTCTTGCATCAGAGTTTTGAAATACTGTTGGTAGTCACCCCATGCTTTCATTGTGTTGGCTGCTCTGAGCACATACTGTGACTCATACATTTCCATCAGGAAAGTCAGCGAGTCCACAATGATACCGTCAACATCATCACGATTATCAATCGCCTCCTGAAAATAGCTGTGTATTTCCATTGGGTCAGTGATTGTAATACGGTTGAACTTGTTTTTAAATGGCAAGCGTTTACCGGATTCACAGTTGAGATAAACCCAACGATCCTGATTTTTAATGTTACGGAGACTAGCGCTTTTGCCAGTGGATGAATAGCCCACTACTGCAATCAGTTGGTCATTGGGTGCGACTTCTTCTGTCATATATTTCCTAAAGTTTAGAACCAAATAAAAGAATAACTTAATTCACTTGGTTCAATGGGTTATTTACCAGCGATTTTCTTGGCCACTGTTTGCATAATGGTTGATTCAATTTCTGATACAGGCAGGGCATTATTCAATTTCTTGTTGAATGCCAACACTTGTTTCTGCACTTCATAGAAGTCCATGCCACCATCAACCAGTGTCAAAGCAAACTTGACCATCTGATTATTACGATTGCCTGAAGCAATACGTTGAGCAAACCAGCGTTCAAGGTTGTCCATAGACTCAACCTTCTTCATTTCATTTTTGAACTCTTCGTTCTTTGCAGTCTTGGGAATAAATCTCAGGACATCAAATAGATCGCCTTCAAGGTTGTAGTGATAGGTGCCCTTGTCATTGGATGCCCACTTGCGTGAGCGTTGATTCGCTTCCTCATCTGTTTGAAAAGGGAGCCATTCAACAATGGCATTCATGAAATCACGGTAGTCATCAGCATCCAGTTCCAAGTGATAGTTCATGGGGATGATCAGACGAAAGCGATTCTCTGCATCAGTGTGACGCTTGGTTGTATAGGTCATGAACTTGTATTCCTTAAGCAAGTCATGAACCAAACCAACAGGCGTACCTCCATCCACATCAATCACAATCATGTTGAAACCAACAATGACATTCTCTTCAGCACGGTGTCCGTTCTTGAATGTGTGGTTGGTCCAGTGCAAGTCAGGCTCTTGAGTCAATGTATGCAGTTGATCAAAGGGTGCAACAACACCTTCATAGTGGTAAGCAAAGTGCTCACTGTAGGCCAAGTGCATTTCTGCAATGTTAGTTTCCTTCAGAGTTTCACCTTTGAAGAATTCAATACCATCCACATAGGTCTTCTTGACCAGAATGTGTTGCTTGTAGCCCCATGCTGTAGCCAAGCTGATCATTTCATTGCGTGCTGCACTACCTGTCTTGTAGAAAGGCAATGCTTCATGCAAGTCAGCATGGGTTAAGTCTGTGCCTTCAGCAGCAATGTACTTGGCCAGCTTGACGTAAGTCTTTTCACGGTTCAAGATGGTTTGAAAGGCTGTACCAGACTCTTCAATGAGCAGAATTGCCTGCTTCAAATTGACCAGTTCAAGCTTGTTGGAGCCATCAATGAATGCGTATGCACCAGCCAGCTTCAATGCTTTGAAGTAACGATGTGACAGTTCAGCTTTCTGGATTTCCTTGTGGTCAGCCAGAGCATCTGCAACTTTTTCACAGTTCATTTTGTAGCGAATCAGTTCGATTGCTACGTCATCTTCCACTTCGATTTCCCAACCAAAGCGAGCAGGGTCAGCCAGCGTATGAAAGCAGTTGGCCCACTTAGCCACGATGACAGAGTTCTGAGGCTGAATCAGCTTCTGGTAGCTCTCTTCAGGTGTTTGGGAATGGCTGGCCTTGCGGTCTTGGTTCCCGTAGCCAAAGATGCAGCGACGTGCATAACCTGTGTCCAACATGCTGTAGAAAGCATCTTCAGTAGCACCACCATCCAGTAGCTTGGCAGGGGTGCCAAACAACAGCATATTGGTAGGTGTCTTACCGTCAATCTCTTCGTCACGCTGGCTTTCAGGTGTGTTCTTGGTCAGCTTCTGCTTGACGATGCCTTGGTCATACAACTCAAGGTACAGCTTCAGCAGTTCATCTGAGCTTTCAAGATTGGAACCAATCTCGTCAACCTGCATATTGATGGAACCACAATTGGCCATCAACAGCTTGTTACGCAGTTGCTTTACAGCAGGCGTAGTGCCAGAGTCGAATGTGAATGGGTAAGCACCAGCACGTTTGAATGCACTGGATACCTTGTCAAATTCCTCTTGAGGATCAGTGCCATTACGGGCAGCTTTGTCATTGGCAATGTCCCACAGATTCTTTTCAGCCACTGTGGGGAAGGTGTCTTCCATGAAGCGTTTCTTGAAGCCAGCAAGGAATTCGTTCTCAAAGATGTGAACAGAATGGCCCTTACCAAAACCAGAAGTTGCCAGAGCCAACGCATAGATATTGACAGGAATCTCACCACGATCTTTGGTCAGGATAGTGGCACGCATTGCTGCAGCCATCTTGCCAAAGAAGTAAGCTGCTTCAGTACGGAAAAATCCTTTGTCCGTATTCTGAGTTTTGGCACAGAGTACCTCCACAATTTCTTCCATTGCTGGATGGTGTGAGACACCAGTCAAATCTATCATTTTGTTTCCTTAAGGAGTGAGGTTGTAACGATCTTTTTGTTTGCACACCTCAAAAGCAGGGCAGTAGCCACAGCGTTTGGGTTCACCGGGAATGGTCTTGACAATGCCAACATTCTTGGTAGCACGGTGCAAATTGGCTTCGGCCAATGTGTCAAAGTTCTTTGTTGATTTGCCACTTGTTTTGGCAGGGTCAGCATAGTACTTGAATGCTGATTCGCTCATCCAGAGTTCTTCAGGGGTACATTCAGGAATGTCTTTCTCATCAGCCTTGCTGTACTTTTCCAGTAAGCCAAGCTTGTTTTCAACCCATTGTTGAATCAAACTTGGTTCAGTCAGCACCAAGGTCTTGGACATGAGCCGTGATGGTGGATACTTCGGATTCTGGGCAGCAGATGACTTCATCCAGTCGGTGAAGATGTAATTGATGATGCCGTAATCTTCAGTGATCTTGTCTTGATTCAGCCATTTGTAGATGCTCAACTGCAGACGATGGTCTTCATTGCGATTACCGTACATCCATGAGTAGGCAGATGTGGATTTGTAATCTTGAATGATGCCATCGGCAACCAAGTCAAACTTACCACCCAGAGTCCATTTGCCCACGTCCTTCATGGTGCGTTGTTCTGTCCACAACACAACAGGGTACTGAACCAAAGAAACCTGTTCAGGGGTTGGATTCACGAGAATCCGTCCAATCACATCTTTGGGATAACCAAGCAGCCGTAATGCCTTGGGCATATTGGTGTTGATGGCCTTCTCAATTGAGTCATGCAAGGCAGTACCCATGCGAGAGGCAATCAGGTCTGACAAGTCAAACCCTTTGCTTTCAGCAGGTACACGTTGAGCCAAGACAATCTGTTTGATTGGCTTCATCAGCGTAGTCACACTAATGTAATTGGGGTTGTCGATGTAGTCATACTCATCGTTGAGCAACCAGATAGCCATTGGCAAAGCAATGTCCTGCGTGTTGGTGATTTTCATGGAATGAATGCCCGTTGGTGTTGAAGTAATGAAGCACTGGCGTAGTGCACACGCTTTTCAGCGTCATACAAAGCAGTCTGTCCGGGTTTACCATTGCCCAAACGGGCAGCAGCAGTACGCCAGATGGCTTTGAATTCACACCCCTCATCAAACGTCATACCCAAGGCACGAATAATGTCTTCACATTCTGCTTGGTATGGCGCTTGATTTTCACGTTGGGGGTGTGGCACCTGTACCAAGTAATAATTAACTTTGCTACCAGTTAATTTGGTTGGTTCAGGTGTTGGCATTATTGTGGTACTGCCAAAGTGAGGTTGTTGAATTCATTCTCAGATTGAAATCCGAGATAGACGATGTTCAGGATGATCACGTCAGCGATTTCAAGAGTGTTGTCTTCAGTCTTGACACGGAAATGGTGCTGCAGCACTTGTTGTGCTTGGTTCAAATCAGCAACACCCAAGGTTTGAGCATCAGAAGTGATGACACCATTGAGGGTGATGATGCCCATTGGATTTTGGTCTTGATTTCCACTATCAACTTTGTACACCACGTTGCCAGCAACGAGGAAGTAATGTTTTTGAATCATGGATTCAGGGGTGGTTTTTGGCATGAAATTTCCTTACGGTAGGGACAGAAAAAGGAGCCGATTGGCTCCTGTGGGGTAAGACGATAAACGTCTATTTTAGGGTGAATATGCTGGCGCAAACCATCACGAGTGCAGTCATTTTTTGATCGAAAGCAAACAATGCGATAGCAGCGGAACCAAGCAAAACAAAGAATACAGGGTTCTTCTTGATAAAGTTCATCATGACATTGCCTTTGTAACGATGGAGACTATTTCATCTTCTGTGGCGTTGTTGGGAATGCCAATTTCATCCTTCCATGTCGGATAGAAAATAGACAGTTCACCTCCTAAACCAACAGTGGGATGGTAGATGTCTGGGTGGTCATTCCAGTTGACTTCACGCACCAGATGCTTGTTTAAAAACATCAGTGCATCTACGTCATCACGAATGAGGACATAACCAGCATCATGGATTTGTGCACAGGGCCGAATGGCTGTGCTGTAGTCGCTGTCACGAACAATCTTCATGGTTGCTGCCCATGCACGAGAGTTCAGTAGACACCAACTTTGGCCAAGAGCATTACCAGCAGTACGCCCTTCAGCTTCTGCTTCTCTTGGTGTTTGACGGTTGCCACGAATAACTTGGGCAAGTAATGGCGTGCGAACACGTAACCCAAATGCACCAGTAATGAAGCCATCTTTGGCTGCACCATCAAGTTTGTTTTGTACCCAAGCTGTACTTACGGTATAAAGCTTGAGATAACTGTTTTCAATTTGATGAGCAACAGCAGGAGTAAACCCACAGTTTTTCACCAGAGTTGACCAAGTACCTTGATAAGTTAATGCAAAAGTAGGTGCCTTGCTATTTTGACGATAAGGTTTGTATTTAACCTCAACAGAATTAATACGTGACACATCATGTTGACTGACAGTTATTTGTTCAGGTTGAGTGAGGGGTTGATCAATGATTAGCATTTGTCTCCTTGGTTCTGGAACCAACAAAACAAAACCCGGAGTTAACCGGGTCTTGCTTCAGGTTCAGATTGTGCAGAGTCCTGCTACACAGGCCATTTCTTGTGAGCCTTCAGTTTGGTCATCCAGTTCAATGAACTGATCCCACTGAATCGTACCGGGATACTTGACCAAGAATTCTGTGTACTCTTCCTTGGTGATTTCTTGGAATGGTGCTTGACGATACGAACCATTGTCGTAAGGCAAGAAGCTCACGCCACAGACTTCATCAAAGTGTTTGTACACCCATGCACCAGCTTCCAGCCACTCATGGTCCTTGACATAAATGGTGATGGATGGCTTGTGCTCACACCAGTGACGTTGGAACATCAGCCAGTGCTCAAGCTGCTCAATGGCAGTACGGTCATTTCGCATGACTGCATCAGCAGGTGATTTGACTACAAAGCTGAAGATTGTTTCACTGTCTGGTTTGGTCACACTAGGTTCCCAAGCAATGCCTTGATCTTTCAGGAATTGAGTGATGGGGTCTTTGTTGTCTTGGCGATAAGTACGAATGTAGTACTCACCAAAGCGAGGATGCAAACCACCTGTGCCAGCATTGGTCAACTGGGCAACTGTGCCTGAAGGCTTGTTGCAGGTGATGGCCACAGAGACATTGATGCCAAAGTATCCAGCCCACTCAGTAGCCACTTCACGGGCAACATCACGCAGGTTCTGCAGCCATTGCACAGCAGTAGCATTGACGTTGTTCAGCACAGCATGATCCATCACACCAGTCATGGACACACCAAGCAAACGCTCTTCTTCACAATTGCGTTGCAACTCCTGATCAACACCTTTGAAGTCTGTCAGAGAAGATTGATACACACCCATGATGGTTGCTGCAGTGATCTTCTCAACCAAAGTTTCATAAGTGTCATCGGCACGAACCACTGCTTCAGTCAGGTTGCACATCTGGTTGGAGCGCAACAGGATTTCGGAGCAAGGATTACAACCATAGTCGTAATCAGCAGAGCGACGCCCCCAACGAGTTGCTTGCTTCTTGGCAGCAGCACGATTGAAAATGCCACGTTCACCTGACTTGGATTTGATCAATGACAGCCATTCAGCCATGAAGATTTCAATTTCAGGACGTTCAGTGTAGACAGCAGAATTGTTGGCCAAGCCGCGATGACCATGCCCAATCCACCATTGACCTTCTTTGGCATCACGCATACGCTGGTCAGACAGATTGCTCAGACTGATCAATGCACTGCGACGAACACCACCGACTACAACAATGTCAGCAATGAGACAGCAAATGTCATGCACTTCCAAGGACGTAAGCTTACGGCCAGCCGCATTGACAAACAGATTGCTGACAAAATCAAACAGACGTTTCAACGGTTCTGGCCCAGAAGCACGGCCACCGAAAGTTTTCAGGCGTGCACCTTTAGGGCGTACCTTGGAATAGTCCACTTTGGGGACCGAACCTTGATACAAGTAACGCAGCAAGATGCTGAAGGCGTTGGCCCAACCTTCTTTAGAGTCACGCACCACGATCACATCATCAGTTTTGTTAATGGTGTCAGGAATGGAAGGCAATTTAGCAATCATCTGGCGTTCACAGGAGAAACCAGAACCAGTACCATGCAAGAGAATCAGCAGCATGTCGCTGAACTTGCGTACTTTGTCAATTGCTCCATAGTGGCAGTTGTATGCAGCGATGTTGTTACGCTTGACTGCTTCCCCTGCAGTCATCAACAGACGCATGGAGGGCATAGTCTTCAGTGTATAAACTTCTGTTGCCAGAGAGTCTGCTACACCTTGCCATTTGGCCAATGCTTGTGGGAATTTTTCTTCAATGTGTTCTTGGGCAAAAGTAAAGTAACGCTCTACGGTTTCTGCCCATGTTTCACGACGTTGTGCTTTGTCAAGATAACGTGCGTACTTGCTTTTGGCAATGTACTCTTGTTGTGGCGTGTCAAAGATTGTTTGTTGTTGGTTCATTATGTACACAGTTAAAAACATCCCCTCATGGGGATGCAGACTAGACAGACAGTAGCTGGTATAACTCAGCACCTGTCACTTTCTTTCCCATGTACACGATGGTTTCATGTTCATGGAAATAGATTTCTTTGGTTCCAAGCATTGCTTTGTAACACTTAGCCCCTTCTGGGGCACGTTCAATGTCAAGCATTGCCTCACCAAAGTAAGCTTGTGCTCGTAGACTGTGCCCGTCAAATCCTTCCAAGTAGACTGTAAGTTTGTTTGGGTCTTTCGTGGTGAGTGCGGAGATGCGATCTTCCAGACTTGCGAAGTCTAACCCCACAAACAACCACCCATTAGGTGCTTGAAAGCAAGACTTGATCAATTTCGCGTACTTGCTGTTGGCTGGAAGGTTCTGTAAGTTAGGTTGACTGCTGGATAAACGGCCTGATACTGTACCACCAAGATTGAAGTTGCCGAACAAATAGTGCCAACCATCTGGCCCAAGTGCAGCATTTTCCATTGCAGGGATGAACCCAGTCAGAATCTTGTTGACAGCCGTGTAATCCATGAATGCTTCAAGCAACACCAACACACGAGGGTCTGTTGTGTGGTTCTTAAGCTTCTCAATGGTGTCACCATCCACAGCAGGTTGCTTGTTCTTTGTGTACTCAATGACTGGCAAGCCAATCACTTCATACAGCAACTCTTGAAGTTGTGGGTATGAGTTGGGATTCCAACGTACATCATTCTCAGGTTTCAGCAACTCTGCATCAGCATCCACCATACTGACACGTTTCTTTTTCAATTCAAGGTTGCGTTTGGTGATCCACTTGAGCTTGCGTTGGTACGCATACTCTTGAACCAGAACACAATCAGAGATGCGTTGGACAGCAGAATCGAAGTCCTGCTGCATGATCACCTTGACTTCAGCCACACGCTCAATGTTTATGGGCATCCCAGTCAATTGCATCTGAATGATGTCAACAGTTGTGGCCTTGAACAGAGTTTCATAAATGTTCAACTGCTGTTCAGCAACCATTGTTGAGTAGTGCTTGTCATGCACGAACCAAGTGGACAGACCGTCAATCAAGTTGTAAGCCAACAGTTGCTTTGCTGGAATCTTGCAGATGTCCTTAATGTCATCTTGTGCCCAATTGCCAGCAAACTCTTGAGCTTGAGTTTTGAGTTTCAGGTCATTGCCAGCACACGAGTTGGTGGCCAAGTATGAAATCAGCTTGGTGCATTCCCAGTTAGTCAGCATGACACGAATACCGTCGAGCAGTCCCTTGGTGTCAATGATGTTGGTCATGAACAATTGGTAGATCAGGACATAAGCATCGTAGGCGATGTTGTGATAAATGATCTTGTGCTTCATCCTTCGGAAGAAGTTAAGCAACAGAGCACGCACTTCCTTGTTGTAGCCCTTGGTTCCAAATGGGGCTTCAGTTGCTCCTTCAATTGGAACGTAGTCCACTAAAAAAGCAATGCCTTCATGCTGATTCCAGCAGAAAGTAATGGAGCCAATACCAGCAGTGTGGTGCTTGAGGCTGAATGCTTCAATGTCACAGGTGAGTGGACAGTCCATTGCAATAAGCTTGTCCAGCCAAGCACTAATGTCTTTAACATTAGAAGGGTAGTCAGCAAATTTAACAATGTTGTTGCCCGGTGCTTTGTACTTGCCTTCCCAATGATTAGCCAGTGCGTGCATGGCTGTTTCAATCTTTGGTTTGGCCTTGTCTGGGTCATAAAACACAGACTTATAAGATGGCGCATAGGTTACATAAATGTCTTGGTCATAAACACAAGGCAATACATAACCCACATTGGTGTCTACTTTCATCACGCCAGCCAAGACTTTGAAATACTCTGCATCCGTACAAAGTACATACTTAATGTTCTGCTCTTTAAGCACAGACATTAAATCTGTTTCCACATATTCTTTCAGCAAAGCTTTTGAAGTCTTTTTGGTCATTGGGTCTTGATACAGATTCAGTGCCATGAAAGCATCTTCATCTAAACCAAATGGCTGTAGGTATGTCTTTTTTAATTCTTCCTTGTTCAGATAAACAGAAAGAATACAGACTGTCTTGGTGGCGGCAATGTCGCCAAACATAATGTGTTGCATTAGAGTGCCAATCGTAGTGAGATAAAGTAATGAAGTAGCTTTTCTGATGAATTCCAGTTCTTGCGAACCATGTCAGGGCATTGCCCTAGTGCAGCTTCAAATGGGATTACACGAGGCCCAAACTTAGTAGGCAGAATAGTTTTGAGACAGTCTGGTAGACCATTCTCAACACCATTCAGTTCTACTATTGGAAGTATTGCTTGCCAGATATTTTGAATCTCCCGTTTGCTGTCCTTCAGCATTTTAAGGTTCTCTTGCATTTCGCTTACTAAGCTAATATCAAGAGAAGGTGCATTGTGATTTGTTGATGCAAGTGATTTCAGTTTATATACCGAACCAGCAAACATAAACATGGAACGGGATACTTCATTTTCTCCTTTGTTTTTATTGATAAGTACTTCAATACTGCGTTGGAAAGCCTTTGTTTCTGGTTCTAATAAAGTACTTTTAACTAGGCTACCTAACTCAAAGGTGTTCATTCAATAATACCTCCGTAACGGTCAGCTAACTGACCATACATAACAATGCGTTGACGAGCACGAGTCACAGCAACATAAAGCAGACGGGCTGCTAGTTTGGGCTGTGTGCAAGTGGAGAGGTTGTCCAAGTCGATGAACACAATGTCATAGGTGGAGCCTTGACTTTTGTGCACCGTACAAGCATCCCGTGGACGTAGGTCAGGGTGCTTGTTCTTCAGATCGAAGTACGAAATCCAGTCTTTCTGCTTGGCGTAGTGCTTGATGAGTTGGTCAAAGTGAGCTTTGTCCACAGGCACGGGCACATTCAGGAAGGTTTTGAATGCTGTCTCCAAGTCCATGTAACGAACTTGCAGATCACCACGACCTTTCATCATGGTTGTGATTTCATCGTCAATACGGATGATGGTCACTGGTTCTTCAACAGAGATGTTTCCTTCAGAGAGTTGCAAAGCAGAATTGCTGATCAACTTGTCGCCTACCTGAAAGTCATCAGGCAAGCCACGTAGCCCACGAATGAATGAGTTGAGGGCATTGACTTGGTTATTACTGTAGGCCAATACACGGCTGTTTGCTTCTTGATTCACGAAGGTTTCTTCAACCAATTCCATGACTTCTGCAGAGTCGAGCCAGTCAATCACACCGGGGTATGCCTGAATGGGTTTGAAGACACCAGTGCGAACAGTTTCACGAAGCTGTGCACACAGTGCTTGAATCTCTGGCACATCAGTACGCATGGGTTCTGTCAGTTCATAGAGCGGCAGATTCTCTTTGTAGATGAGAGACAAGTCTTCAAACACAGGAGGTAGCTGACTGTGATCACCAACGTAAATGACTTTGCTGTTCAGAGTTCCTTCACGGATGACTTGACGCAAGCTGGAGTCAATCATGGAGCATTCATCAATGAAGATGATTTCCCGTGTGTGAACTTTCCAGTTGGCAGTCTTCATCAATTGACTTTTGCCAGTGGCAAAGTCTTCCTTGACCTTGAGGCCAAGAAACGAATGCACAGTAGACGTTGGTCGGCCTGTTGCTTCAGCTAAGACTTCAGCAGCCTTATTGGTTGTGGCAGTCATCTGCACTGAATCATATTCAGGCTTGATGCCCATGATTTCGCATGACTTGAAATAGTTGGGCATGATCGTGTCGATCAGATGCCCCATGAGATAAGTCTTGCCAACACCACCAGCACCAGACAGGATTAATTCCTTTTGATCAGAAAACAGGAATTGAAAGAATCCATCGGCTGCAGCTTGTTGACCAGCATTGAGAGGTTTGATGTTTGGGTTCATAATGAAAAAACCCCTTGGTTAAGGGGTTTGTATATTGGTTGAGGGAGTACTTAGCCAGTATGCCCAAAGCCTTGAGCACCACGCAAAGTATCGGATAACTCAGAGACTTCTTGGAAAGTAATACGTGGCAAAGGCAGGATGATTGCTTGTGCAATACGTTGTCCGGGGTGCACAGTAATCATTTGTTCTGGATTTTCAGAAGTGATCAATACTTTGACTTCACCACGGTAATCACTGTCAATCGTGCCAGAGAACGCATGTTCACTGTCTTTGAAAGCCAAGCCACTGCGAGGTTTGATAATCATGGCATAACCATGAGGAATCTCAAAAGCAAGTCCAGTCTCCACGATGACACGGCCTGTGCCTACGACTTTGGTGGAGGCATACAGATCAAAAGCTGCAGCACCGTCCGTACCGTAGGTAGGAACGTAAGCAGATGAGTCCAGTTTTTTGAAATTAACTTGCATTTTTCTGTTTCAAGTAAGCGTTGGTAATGAGGGAACGCACGTAATCCTTGATGGAATAGTGTGGTCCCAGTTGAGTTTCAACCCACTCCAGTTGAGCAGGTGGCATCTTCATCAGCACGTCTTCCATGAAGGTACGGCGTGTGTCTGCAGGAGTCACCCCAATGTCTTTGAGGCGAAGTGTCACAGTAGTTGGGTGACACCCCAAAGATGAACCAATGGTGGCAAGGGAGAACCCCAGACTGTTGAGCCTTACAAGGTCAGAGTCAGGGATTGTTTTCTTGGTTCGACGTGGGCGGGCCATGATAGCTCCTAAAGCAAAGTTACATCTATTATAACTTCGCTCCAGTGCTATCTAGTCACAGTTTTTGGATGAATCCGTAAGCCAAACAACCAAAACGATAGTCATCATCCGTTTCACCCCGCTTGAACTCACCTTGTTCACCTGTGATGTAAACTATTGGGTGGCCGTCTGGAATGATGTCATACCATTCTTTTGGGAACAGCCAATGCTTTCCCTTTTCAGAGTCATTCCACACACCGAAGCCAAGTGCAAGAAGTGTTGCTTCGTCTTTTTTGTGCAGGTTTTCCCAGTCATTGAAATCAACAAGTACAGGCACTTGTACACCGTCAGTGCGTTCAAATTGTGAAGTCAGAATTTCCAATTCTTCCCCCGGCTGTAACCCAACTGCATTCGCAAAATCCTCGGTGAATGTTGGGCTGTCTATGTCCAGCATGAGTGTATTTTTTGGTAGTGTGTTCATGGTTTTTCCTTACTTGGCAGCGTCTTTTTCCACAGCTTGAGCTTCCTTGGCAGTGATGCCAAGCTTGTCCCAACCCACTTTTTTGCTGCGTTTGAAGTCACGCAAAGCTTTCGCTTGCACGATCTTGTCAGCACCCTTGGCTGTTTTCCACAGGTCAAGCAAGTCGGCTGCAACTTCTGCACGTCCTTTGCCTGTGGCAACAACTTCAGAGACTTCAGCCGACAGAGCCTTAATGTCCACTTTCTCAGCAACATGAATGGGTTCTTCTGTTTCCAAGACAGTAGCTTCCACTTCAGGCAGTGCTTCAATTTCTGCCACAGCTTCAGGCGTTGGAGCCAAACGCTCTGTGATGACAATACCACCACCCATACTGGATGTGATTTTGACTTCAGTATCAGCAGCAGAATGTTGGCCAGCCAAAGCTTCAGCCAGCAGTTGCAAACCTTGTGCAGAGGCAATTGGTTTGTTTGCTTTCAACAGGGTGTAATCACTCTCTGGCAGTTCAGAAAGGATGTGGTAGCCACAGACACGCATTTTGTTGGCGTCATATTCTGGGACAGCAATCACATCTTCAGGACGAACTTTGCAGATCGTCACCACATCACCAGAGAAGCCATTGATGTAGGCACGACGAGCCACATGCAGACCGTTGGAGCATTCGTTGCGACGGTTCATGTCCACCATGTTTTCATCCATGTGGACGTAGGTGCCTACACGTTGAGGCACTTTCTTTGAGTGGCAATCCACGTAAGTGAATTTTGGGTGGCCACTCAAGACTTGCTTGCGGAGAACCTTGTAGATCACAATGCAACCGTCTTCAGCTACAGGCAGATCGCCACGTTGCATGAAGCGCATCAGGTCTTGCACCGAATGGCTACGCTTGTCAGCAGTAGCTGCCACACGCTTCATGAAGCGTTGCATACCAACAGTGTTGGTTTGTTCGTTGGAGCGTTTGAACTGTGCTTCCAGTTTGTGAGCATCAGGGATCACAGTGTTCCCCATGACAGCCACGATGGTTTCAGCATCTTTACCTGTGGACTCCAAAGCAACACGGTCAATCCCTGCAGAGACAGGTTTGGCATGGGCCATGATTTCCTCAATGGCTGATGCAATTTTCGTGATGGCTTTGGGAGCATCAGGTACTGGTGTTGGTTCTGGTGTTGGAGCACCAACTGTCCCAATGACAGCAGGTTCAACAAGTTCAGCCACAGAACCAAAGAACGAAGCGAGTTTGTTCTTTGCAATGCGGAAGAATTTCACGACACCAGAGCTACGATCTTCGTATTCAGTGAAGATTTTGGCAGTGTCATTGGAAAATGAATCCAAGTCCACTTCAGCGACTTCACCCCGTGCACACACGGGAGTAATCTGGCGAATGATGTGAGCAAGGCGAGGATCACCTTGCAGCATGTTGAGGGTGGAACCGTCTTGTTTGTAGAAGGTCACTTGAGTTGTGTCCACAACAGCGGCCACAATTTTAATGATGTTAGTCATATTTTCTTTCACTGGTTAATAAAGTTGAGGAAATCAGCAATGCGTTCATCGAATTCAGTCTGCGTTATATACAGTCCTGTTTCCAAAAAAACATAATACTTTGAGTTTTTAATCTTGTTGCAGATGTCCAAAGTAGCTTGGTGGTCTGGGAGACTATCAATGTCTCGCTCAGTAGTGGTAACGGCACTAGACCTTCTGTTTCTCTTTAGGTACTCCCAAAGTTCAATGTAAGTCTTGTCTTCCTGTTCTGTAATGAACGGAAGATTAAACATATCGCAAGCGACAGAGGATTTAAGCACGTAATCAAAGATACGTTCTGTGAAACGGTATTTGAGTAGTGTTTTTCTTGCAGTCATGTGCTGCAAAATAATGTCAGATTCTGTGATGTAAGTAACCACATCGTCAGTGACATACTCCACACCATTTTTAATTCCTTTCTCACTGTAACGATCATATTGATCTTGAGTTTTGGCAACACCAGCAACATCACCATAAAGATTCATGATGCTATTGGACATACCAGCAAATGACGCAAGGTCATTACTTCTGCGTTGTCCATCTGTGTTGGTACACAGGAACATACATTCAGCAGTGCTGATACGTTTAGCCTCTTCGCTGTACAAAGTGTCAGCGTCGAAAGCACCACGTTTAGCTGCAGCAGACAGTGCAATCAAGCCTTGTTGACGTGTGCCTCCAGTCATTCGTATAACTGGTGCAACAACGTCTGGTGCCTCTCCTGCCAATGGTTTGGTCAGGTCAATGACCTGATAACCTTCAGCAGTAAAGAAATCAACAGCAGCTTGAACTTTTCCTGCTACACGAGGAACGTGATAAAACAAAACATCCCGTTTGTCGTTTCCTTTCAGTGTGCCTTCCTTTTGGATACGGTAATCTACTTCCTTACGGACGTAATGGATCACTACATAAGGGCGTGCATGTCTTGCAGCATTTTGCCAATCACACAAATACAGCGATGCATCCTTTGTTTTCACAGGGGTGCAACCGTTATAGGTGGTGAAAAACAAACGAGAAAGATTTAACTCAGGATTGAGTTTCATCTTCCGCAGCAATGGATTCACAATGTGTTGAGCAACCCATGTAGTTTGTTGGTTCAAATCACTTTCGTCAGTCTGTTGAATTGTGCGAAACAAGGAATGTGCTTTACCTCTGGCAAACAATTTCAGATCGTCTGCTGCTTTGATTCGCAACAGAACATCTTTCTTGTTCAGGCCATAAGTATGCTGATGTGAACGCACAGCACGACGATACATTTTGTATTCAGTAATCAGCATCTTGGATTGTTGCCAAGCATCCAAGTTAAATGAGTGTTGATTCAGTTTGGCACTGAAGTTCATTAACTCATCTGGTTTAGCCTTAGTAATACTTTCCTTGAGCAGAATATTCTCCAAGTGTTCATCTTTTTGGCTCATGTAGGTGATGAAGGCTTGCATCAACTTGTTGACCGTATTGATGGTGTGCTCTTGCATAGACAGAGCTTCACGGCTTGGTGTCACACTGATACTGTGTGGTGGGGCCATCAGTACCAGCGTACTGGTGCCACTACCATAATGGTGTGTTCTGGGCAGCTTCTCAATAATGTTGACAAGTGTCTTGTAACCAACCAGATCAGCATGTTGTGTCAGCGGATAAATCACATTGCCATAGCGAACACAAATACTGTCGCCAGTCTTTTCTTCGTGCATTGGGCTACGTGACAGGATCACAAAACCATTCTTGGCTTCGCTGTATGGTGTTGTCTTTACTGGTTCTCCGTTGATTTCAGCATTCATTTCACCATTGCGAATGATCAACTGAAACAACTTGAGAAAACGGGGCATGTCTTCACGTTTAATGTTGATGGATACTTCCAATCCAGTTTCTTCCGTGGGGAAAGAAGTGATTGGAATAATTGCAGGCTTGCCACCAACTTGAGCAGATGATTTGCTCATGCTGTAAATGGTCTTGGTTCCTGCATGGTTTGAAATCACTTGGAAGTGATCGGTGTATGCAAAGGGAGCTTTGCAACCGAGGCCGAAACCACCAGTTTGCAGACCATCATTCTTCTTGGTGCTGGCACCATAGATGCCGTAGATTGGTCCCATGAGGTCATGGTGAATACCCTGCCCAAAATCCCGGATCACAACTTTGGTGCTGTCCACAGTGATTTGGATAGGTTTGTCGGTACGCTCTGATTCCACATGAGCATCCCATGCGTTGCAGGTAGTCTCACGAACAACAGCAAGCAGTTGGTCTGAATACAGGGTACTGGACAGAATCTGGAAGAATTCAGCACTATTGCTGATGCCCATATCAATCTGGGCTGTACCACTGATCACGGCATGGGTTATAAAGTTATTTTCATGAGTTACTTGCATTTTTAATACTTTAAAAGTTTAATTTGTGTGGGAGATTATTTGCCTTAACGTAAGCATCTCTTATGTACACTGCCTCTAGTTCAGTTTTGTATGAACCAAGGTGATAATACTTACCTTTGTAATTTAAATAGGCTTTCCATAATTCTCTGTTTCGTCCAACACCTATATACTTATTAAGTGCTTTAGGTCTTTTTCTTTTATTGCAGGCTTGCACTGTAGTATCTGCCCAGATGCAATTAGCAGATGAATAATTGTCATTTACATTATTACGCTCAATAGACAAATGTTCTGCATATCCGTTAGATAATGCCCAGTTCTTAAAATGAATGTAATGATCCCACTCATGAGTAACTTGAATACCTCGACCACCATAGTCACAGTATCCTGTTGCTTTGGGATTGCTACAGCGTTGTCGGATGCCACGCCAGATGTTGTATAAGCGTGTGGTTTTGCCCATAGCATCACCATGCACAGGTGTCCTTGACATTGGATACTCCAAGGAATAGGAAAAGCCACCTTACTGGTGGCTTGTGAGTTACTGAACCAAAACAAAAATTACAGGCTACAGCAGATTGTTCTCTACAAGCTTACGGAATTGAATCCACCCAGTAAAATTACCTCGCAGGTAAGCATATTCTGGGGAATTATCTGGTGTAGCCTGATGTTCAATTGGGGAAGCATGTGCTGGTTTCATAGTAATCAGACGATCATAAAGAGCTAAGTCTTTGTCAATATCTGGTTCCTGTCCATCATGTGTCAGGTATGAAACTCTGGCACAACGGGCGGCTGATATTTTACGTAAGACATTACTATCCAAGTTCATTGCTCGTACATCACTGCGATCAATGTCTGTGACGTAAGGTAGATGCCACTCACCATCCCTCAGAAGCGTGGGGACAGAATTATTCATTGCTGTTTTTATTTGCAAAGCTAACTCATGAATTTCTGGCTGTGCATCTGGATGAATACGCAACTCAAAGAAATTATTCCACTCGGTAGCTGTCACGATGACATGTATCCATTGAAAGGGTTCAAGAATTCTATTAGCAATTTGTTTATGCAAAGTAATATCTTTATTTTGCATTTCATCGGCACAGTCGGCTGCATATTGAGCAGCCATCAACCACAATTCTTTTGCTCGTTCCAATGCTTTACCTGTTAATTCTTCACCTGCTTGCATACCGGGTTTATTACTACCCCAATGAATCGGCATCGCGGGGTTGGTACGTACTTGTTCAATCATTTTGGCTACTGGAATAGCCCGTGAGCTTGAAGCATTACGGGAAAATGCCCGGTGCGTCATCAATTCACTATGAAAAAACCGTTGGTACTTTAGTTGTAGTGTTGTGAGCCTTACACCAGCTTCACTAGTAGAATCTTCAATTATTTTTGCTGAGATTGTCATTTTGCATCCTTTTAATAAAATCTTCTTCACTCATGTCTTTTTTACTGGAGTTACAGGACCAGCAAGCCATTACTAAATTACCTGCTGTATGTGTGCCTCCTTTACTGAGAGCTATACGGTGATCAACTGTCTTTTTATTTTTTACTACTTCTTCTACACAATAAAAACAATATGTCTGTTCAAGAAGTTCTTTTAAAAATTTATCAGTAACGCTACCATCTGCAGTTACTTTTTTAAAAGTATGTCGTTCAAAATTGTTAAGTCTATGTGCAACTTTATAGCGTTCAGGGTGCCTTGCTCTGTATGCTGCAGTTGTTTCTTTTGCAGCGCCTCTTTGTCTTGCTTTTAGGGCTAGACAAGGTTTGCAATAAGCTGATAGTCCCCTAAGTCCTCGTGGTGTAGGTGAAAAATCAGACAGTGCTTTCATGGAATTACAGCACAAACACAATTTCTGATTGTCTTCTATTTTTGACAACTTCTTTACTGGTATACCAATGCGTTCACGTCTTAATCTTTCAGATGCCGTTTTGCATAGTCGGCATTGCCCGTTGGGTTTGCCTTTGTAAAGCTGAAAAAGACTTATGTCTTGTTCTTGTTTACATTTTGAACATGCTTTAGTTTGCATACTTACTTTCCTTGTAAAAGCTTAGTGTAACTTCTACATGTATGAAAGTCAAGTAAGCATGTTTAAATTTCAACTGTTTCAGACCACAGTCTTGTTTGCAAGTGTGGGGGTAAATCGGAGATTCTGCTTTTAATGGCAGAACGATCATCTCTGCGACCATCACTGAAGTGGTGCACAGTGCGTACAAACTTCTTATCCTTGGGAAGAATAACAAGAGTACCTTTGCTTGTGTATTTGATTACCGCATTTGGTGGGAGTACTTTCAATCGAGTAATGATACAAGCAAGGGGTATCTCAGCATAAGCTGTGTTGATGGGAATCTTGAGAGCACTAGCTACTGCCAAGATCACGTAGTCATAACACTTAAACAACTTAGTCATTTGAGTGAGACTCATGAACGGAGCATTAGCAATGAACAAGTCTACTTGATCAGATTTCTTAATGAAGTCAGCTACATACTGCTCTGCAGTGATATAGCTTGGAGCAGATGTAGTGGTGTTCATGCGTATATCTTTGTCAGGGTAATGTGCATTTCCATCGGAGTTTGTCCTGTCAAGGCAAACACTTGTAGTGCTTCAAGCATTAAAGCAGCATGGGCTTCTGCTTGTTTGTAGTTAACTTGAGTTGTGTCCTTTCTGTTGTAAATACCGGGAGCGAACTTACCAATGACAGCTTGACCATCACCACGGATACCAACAATATTGGTTGTAGTTAGGTCAAGTTTGTATGGTCCAGCGTGGATCAGTTGTTTGTTTTCTTGGTTCATGGTCCGATTATGTCATCGGACATAGCAGTATCTTTGAAAAGACCTACGTGGTTCACAACAAAACCTTGGCGTTCCAAGATTCGTACCATCACTGCATCTTTAGGTGCAAGTGCAGTACCAGCAAGGATGCCGACAGCACCCATAGTTTTAGCTACGTGTTCCAGTGCGGCTATCACATCTGAAAACTTTCCGGGACCATCGAACAGTTTGAAGATCAACTTCTCTTCGATGAGCGTACTGTCAGTGAACCAAGGCTTCACAACAGAGAACAGCACAGCATAAGTCTCTTCAACAATCATTGTGTGAATGTGAGGATGCTTATTCTTGGCAACTTTTTCAATCAGAGCAGGGTTGATCAGATTCACCCACTGCTTGCCAGCACGTTCCCATGACCGCTGCTTGATATACAAGTCAATTTGTGGGTAATCTGCTTCATTGATAGGACGAATATTCATAGGTCTATATACACAGGCGTACCAAAAGGTACTGGGGTTTTAATTTTGCCAACAACAATCCAGATGACTGGAATATTGAAAGGCAATGCAGCCATAGGAGAGCAGCCTAGATCAGTAAAGATCACAGCAGCAGTGGGCTTACTTTCAATAATGTGCTCACGCACATAATATAAGGAAGTCCCTCCATTGGTATCGTAGATGGCATCAGTAAATGGCTCATTTTCCAATATGACATTTTCCTCCACAATTTCCGTGTTGAATAGAATTTGAAGCATTTCTTCAGGGCGATAAGTATCTTTGACATATTTGAATTCAGAGTTGAATCGCAGAATGTCTTTCTTGGTTACAGAACCAGACACGTCAAGATAATAGTTCAGCTTGGTAAGCCTGCCTTCATCTTTGTAGCGTGTTGGTAGATACATGTCTGGGTAGCGACGTTTAGGTTTACGCCATGTGAATCTGCTTTCTGCCAAGTCCTGAAAGAACTTTTGCAATAGATTCTGCCAAGGAACCAAGGGATTAAGATACTCAGCAAGATACCGAGTTACTTCACCGGGAATACTCCCCGGCATACCTGCTTGGTTTGCAGCTTCAACTGCACGTACCACAATGGGCACATCAGAAGCTTCGTCAGCTTCATCTGAAGGTGGCATGTCATTCATGGATGGAGCATCTGGCAATTCAAAATCGTCAGCGTTCAGGAGGTCATAAACCTCTTCTTCACACTTACCGAAGTAGCGTTTGTCCAGCAGGATGCTAATACCACCAACGTCAGCTTCAGTACAGGCATAGCCTTCTTTGAACAGCCATTCGTTGATGATGTAATCACAGGCATGATTCCAGCGTTGATGCTCACGGTTATTCCTGCGTACACGATGCAGACGGGCAATGTGCCAGAGTTCGTGCATCAGAACAAACACACGTCCTTTGGGTGTGCAGCGTTCAAAGAACTCTGGATTCCATCGAATGATTTTGCTACCTACACAGGCCGTATCAATACGGCCATCAAACATGATGTCCAGACTGCACATCACACTGCCCAGTAATGCTGCAGTAGAACCAAGAAAAATAGTGATCTTGGTTTTGTCCAGTGCTTTCTCCATCTCAGCTAGATTCATTTGGAACCTCTTTATTCAATAGGAATTAATTTTGCTTCAGTACTGTGGCCAATTGGGATATTTGATCCTTGCCATAAATTACAGTAGGATAAATACACCCAACAAGTAAAACTGGTTCCATCGTTAAGTTGGGTAGTTTCTTTCTTGTAGTAAAGCTGTGGGGTAATACCATCATTCATTACTATGTAATGAGTAGCAGCAAATTTAGCTTTAGCTTCTGATGGTGTCATTCCCTTTGGCTCATTTTCTGGCTCCATTACATGTACTCCTGAAGAGTCAGCAATGCAGCAGAGAACACAGGTTCACGGCGAAGATTGGGGAAGCGTCCCAGTGCCATTCGATAGAACAGCACACGCAACGACACATCGAATTGATTGGCAAAGTTGGCCAAGCGTCCAATGTCTTCTTTCTTGCTTGGTTCCAGATGTGAAGCCATCATGGAGATAGTTGCCCATCGCAAATCAAGACCAGCAGGGACCAGTGCATTGCCTGCCAGAATGTCAGCCATTGAAGGTAATTGATCATAGACAGCAGTGAACTGTACAAACTCTACGGCTACACCAGCAGAGATGGTGCCTGCAAATGCAGGAGTCAAAGCAGGGTCAAGTTTCTTGTCGTCACCACAGACTTTGAGCAGTTTGTCTGTGAATTCCCATGTACGGGGACAGCAGAACGTCTTGTCATTGTGATTGGGATCAAAGTTCATCAAGTTGTCTTGATGACGCGACAAGTAAGCAATGACACGGTGGTCGTAATTATTGGCAATAGCCACATCCTGCAGCCACTCTTTGAAGTCAGTAGTGAGTTCAAAGTGAACCATACGTGACTGCATGGCAGTATTCAGTTCAGTAACGATAGCCCGATCAGTGATCAGATTACCTGCACAAACAATCTGCACATTGGGATGCAAGTTGTACTGGCCTACTTTACGGTCAAGCACCAGTTTATAGGCTGCTTTCTGAATGTCTCTGTCAGCAGAGTTGAACTCGTCCAAGAACAACAGCCATCCGTCATAGCCTTCAGGTATTTTGGACAGTCCCTCAATAGGGAACAGTCCTGTGAATGGGGCGAAGTGAGCTTCACCATTGACGAAGTGAGGCAAGCCACTCAAGTCAGTTGGGTCACTGGTGGACAGACGATGGTCAATCAGTTTGAGATTGCCTGCCTTGGCCAACTGGTGCACGATTGCAGATTTACCCGTACCGGGTGAACCAGAGATGAAAGGGACCAGCCCTGCCGTGAGAGTCATGGCAACGAGCCATGTAAGTTTACGTGGTGTGACACGCATTGCTGATGTAAGACTGTTGCTCATGATTTCTTTCTAGGAATGGAATCCGTATTTCTTGGATTGTTTGTTAAAGACAGCACCCAATACAAAAGCAGGTGCATCACCTTCACTGTTGGCTTTTGCACGATAGCAGGCTGTAAATTCAGCCTCTTTGTGGTTGGTGATATAAATATCAACAAAAGGATAGGCGTAGCCCCAAGTAGAAAGATAGCCAATAGCTTTTTCAAGCGCATTGTCTTCACAACCTAAAGCATAAAGAACTCCGGCCAAGGCTTCAAAATCGTCTTGTTCAAAGTTGAGATTAACTTGTCTCATGATTATTTCCCCCGACGAAAGAGTATTTCGATCCAGTAATTAATACGTTGGAGCCATTTCATATTCTTTCCTTGGTTCTGGCGTCACGACGCCGTTGGTTAGTAAGATGCGTCACCAGATCAAGGTGAGCAGGGTTGCAGCACAGACGCTGATTGCACAGGTGATCTACTTGCTTTTTACCGGGGATAAAACCAAAGTAGTGTGTATAGGTAACGATGTGGACAGCTACTGTTTGGCCATCCAAACTCATGCGTCCATAGCCACCACCACGGCCAGTACCTGACGTTGGGCCTGTCCACAGGTGACAGGGTGAGGCTGACCCATCAAGAATAAAGCCCGTGTCCACAATGGAACAACGGGCTTCTATTTTGGAGATGATGGTTAATCGTCTATTCTCTTGGGGGTGCATTAGTAGAGTTCCCAAATTGGGAGACACATTGTTTACAACGCTGAAGCCACCCATCTTTGTCATGAAGTGGTTCATTTTGGAACAACATGCAGACAGGTTTTGTTCCAAAGCCCATTGCACCTTGCCAACGGCAAAAGACACCGGGACTTACAGCACAGGTTTTTTCACCGTGTTCAAAAGTTATTGTGCTGATCATTTTTTTGCTTTCATTGCTAGTTTCAAAGCAGCACTAAAAGTGTAGCCCAGATAACCAGAACCATTAGCAGAGAATCCACTAACAATATCTTTGTTGTATTGGCTTGGTTGCCAACTCCATTTAGTAGAGTTACTAAGCAACCATTCAAATTTCTTTGCATCAGCTTTATACTTATTACGCTCACAGATTAATGTATTGATTTCAACATTTAATTGATCTGTGAATCGTGATTTAGGCAAGCATTTGAGAAGTGTGTCTAAATTACTCATACTTTTCCAGCGACCCAGATAATGAACCAAATCCAGAAGACAAAAGCCAGTACACAGCCTGCAATATACCCAAAGGTATAGATGCTGTCATTTACTTTTATTACTTCTGGTTCAGGCTTACTCTTTTTTAATTCCAAGTAAGCTTTGTCCCATTCAGTCATCTTGTGCGTCCTCCAGTATTTCAGCCTCAATGCGTTGACGATCTTCATCTGTCATTTTCCTTTCAAGCCAAGGAGCAGGACGCCCATTGCGATCACATACTGTGAACTCGACATCAGGATACTCTGCTTCATGACAGAACTCTGGTGGCGCATCAATCTTGGCAGGTACATATTTGCCTCGTATCGTGTAGTCCACGGTACAAGGAATTCCAGCGATACGTGTTTCCATGATTCACTCCGTACTACCCCAGTAAGGTTTGCGTTCACCTGTGTGATCCAAACTGGGTTGTTTGAAAGCATCCATTGAACCGGGACGCAAAGGTACTGTCCCATTGTGTTTGCTTGGTTCATAGACTTCTTTGGGTGGGCCATAGCTACTCACACCCACACCTGTATGGGCATGGCCGTAGCTGGTTTGTTGTCGATCAGCACTCACTTAAATGTTTCCTCGCTGAGTTTTTGAGCGAACCAACGCTTTGCAGCCAAGGCAATGGGACTACCAAGTTTCTTGTAGTCAATGCCACTGGCTTGCAGTGTGTCAGCTTCTTCCTTGAGTACATCTTGATGCACCCAACGAATGAAGTCACCCATGCTGGTCATGGCGAATGGTTTCAACTGTTCATTGATCAGGTTGTGCAAGCCTTGCTCAAGACGAGCTTCAGTCACAGCCATCGTCACGAAGTCATTGATCTGTTCCACAGCTTCAACATCGACTGAGGCTAATGTTTTCACCTTGGATGCAGAGTGTTTTTCACCCTTGACCTTGAACCAGTATTCAGAGGATGGGTTGGAATCACATCGCCATACGATGCCTTCGCCCACACCTTCAATACCATGAGCCAATCCGACAGGGCAGCAGGCTTCCACCACTTCAGTCAGTTTGGCCAGTTGGTTCTGAGCTTCTTCAGGATGCTCAAAATCAATGTCGATGGTGAAATTTGTGTGTTGTTTGGTGCTGAAGATACTTGCTTCAGGGCATGACACATTGGGTGTATCCACCCACTGATCATTGATCTTGACAGCAAAGATGACGAACATCTTTGGCAGTCCAGTAATGGCAACACCTTTTTGAATATTGCCACCACACCATTCGCCATACACAACGATGCTGCTGATTGCCACTTCATTGTGATTGTTCAAGTCTGCGATCTTTTGAAACATCACAGAGACAGGAAGCAACCATTGTTCCATGTGGGCCATGAAACCAGCATTGTCAGCTTCACGAGTTAAGACACGTTCACGAGATTGGAAGGTATAACCACGGTCATCAAATGCAATGGCTGCATTGGTTCCATGCAGCTTGACAGTGCCTGTGAATGTCAACTTGGGGTAGACAGGTGCAGGATTGAAGATGGCTTCACCAGCGTCATTCTTGCCCATGTAGCAAGCCTGCTCACGGATGGTTTTGACTACGTTGCGGAATTGATTGATAGAGGGAAATGGATACATTGTGATTTCCTAGTTGTTAATTTGAACCAAACAAACAAATAGAGGAGTCAGTTAAAAAAATAAGACCACCTGCTCCCCGAAGGAAACAGATGGTCAATTTTATGAGAGTGCGTAGTCAGCGTTCAGTACTTGCAACCACATTTCTGGGTTCGGCTTTTCAATGGTGATTGGCTTGGTCAATACACCACTGAGAATAAATGCCAGCATGTCACTTTTAGCAATCAGAGCCAACTGTAAGTTGTACTGCTTGCGAAGATCATTGCCGTAGTTGGGTAAACAACGGAAACAATCGTGGACACACAACAGATCAAATGGCACTTGAGGCAGCGTATCAATCAGATCAATGATCAATTGACGATCCACGTACCGTGCATTGCAATCTGTGATGTGATCAAGGATGCGTGCAGACAAGTAGCCACTCTTGATGTAGTGCTCCCACAATGTGAGTAACACTTCAGTGTTTTTGTCAGGCACTCCTTCATACTCGACAGCTACATCATGGCCATGATTGGTCACTGCATAGAGTGCTGCACTGACTACAGCCATGTCATAAGAGCATCGACGTGTCATCTCTCTTACGATGAAGCCATCCAATGAATGACATACATTGGCACCAAGTGATCTGCCTTCAGCAATGCCACGATTTTCGTAGCGAGTCACTGTGTATGGCTGATCAAGGTAGTGGAATGTATCCTCTACCTTGGCCATCACTTTGCAATGAACATGGAAGTTGTCTGGAAGCAACCAAGAGTACTTGGTCACATCAGCATCCCACATCTGTAAGAACATCTGGTTGAGGTTCCATGCGTATGGAGCATTGTTCTGCATCGTCTGATAGAAGATGTCCAACAATGCACCTTCACCAAAGACTTCTTTGGGTACATTGGTACTGCCATAGAGTGAAGTCATCACAGCTTGTTTGACCAATGGTCGTGTCACATGACTGGATGTATCAGCTTCCACCAACATATCTTCATAGATACTGGTGTAGGCATCTTCACGATGACCAGTGGAGATAACTCCACAGAGCTTGGCAGCTTGTTCATCACCTGTCAGACAAGCTAACAGTTGAAGTCCACTGCTACAAGCATCTAATGAGATTGGATAACCACTTGGTATTCCTTGGTTCACATCACGCCATGCAGTAATGCCAGCGTAATACAGTGCTGGAGTCTCTGCTTGTTTGAGCAAGGAGTCCAGTTGATGTTCGTTGGCATTGAACCAATCAATACGCTCGTTCCAATCTTTCTTGTCATTGCCGAACGAATTACTAATATCTATTTTCAAATATTCACGCGCTGTGAAGGTCTGCATAAAATACTCCTAGTGTTTTTTCCAGATATACCCATAACTCTTTTTAGGTGTCCAGTACCTAATTGAGCCATCTTTCTCAACTTTTCTAATAGCAAGTTGTTCAGCTACATTTCGTATGTTTGAAGTTAATCCATTAACTGCTTTTGCAGCAGCAGAGTATGAATGATGTGTTTTAACAAACGTATCATCCAATTCATATTGATCAACGGCAATACATCTTTTTGTATTAACACCTTCTTGCATGTCTTTGTAGAATTTACTTAAATTTTCCTTCCAAGTAACTAATTGAATATTACTAAGTGTATAAGGTAAGTAATCGTCTAGCCGATCTACTGAAGGATGTAGGTCTGTGCTGTACTCACTTGCTATCCATGCTGCGTATAAAGCATTTGCATTAGGTTGTTGCCAGAACCAGTTAAATAAGTCTGTCTCTGTGTAGCTAGGTGCTGGATGATTTCTCTTTCTAGATTTAGCTATTTGTGCAGAATGAATAGCTTTAACAACACCAACTTTGCTGCGTATAAAGCGTTTCCTACACTTTTTACAGTCAGCCCTTTTGCCTAACTTACCTGTTGACTGTGTATCAAAGGCTTCAAGTGGCAATTCTGTTTCACAGATAGAACAAGTTTTCATGTGGGTTCCTTTTGTCAAAAGGGTATTATTAGCTACCTGACAGAATTTGTCAAGTAGCTAATGTTAGCTAAGTCACGTTCCAATGAATTGATAACTGAACCAGAACACAGAGAACACTACCCAGAGTAGTGTCACCCTACTGGCAAACTTGCTGTAACGAATGTGTTGGTGTGTGCAGAACACATACATTCCGTGCACTTCAATGAGTGACCAGAATACGAAGATGATCCAGATAGATACAGTTAGCCAGAGTGTCATATTAATTCCTTGTTTGCAAATTCAACAGTTGCTTTACACCAAGGTGTCCCTTGGTAATTGACTTGGTAGCCAGCACAATATGTACGGCCACGTTTGTCATAGCGATGTGTCAAGTAAAGCTCATTGCCCTCACTCAACAGCAGTTTCATCACGTCCCGTGATGCTCTATCGTATTTTTCAAAAGCTTTGACACGTTTACGATAATCGTCAACAGTCTCGTCATCTTTGGGTTTGTCGAGATTCTTCCACTTGTTTTTAATCATGCTCATCACTTCATGATTGATACTCAACTTTGTTTTGTTAGCACGATTAAGGTGATCGAGACATACATCATCTGTGTGATGATTGTTCTTGAGAATCACTGAGCCATGATTGTGAATACGATACCCATTAGTAGTATTCTTCTTGATGAATTCAGGAGGCACTACCATAGGCAGTGGATATTGATATTTATCAATCTCATCCTGAAGATCAGAACCAATTTGAGCAACAGTAACCAGTATGCCTAGCTGTGGATCAAAGTCAACCAGATCAGCTTCAGCACACTTGCAGATTTCATCAGCAGTGCGTTGGGTATCGTTGTAGTGACCACGCAGGATACCCACCATCACATTGATCTTGCAGCGACGATGGATAGCCATCTGTGTCAGAAGATCAATAGCGAAGTCATGATCAATGCCATTGGCTTTGATTACCTCAGTGAAAGCATCAACGCTTGCAAATTCCCTTCGGATTCTTGGGAGCATTTGGTGTTTGTCGAAGAGGTCTTCAAGGGTGGCTTGGAGAATGTCTTTGTTGCTGATTTGCATGATGTTTTTCCCAATTTAAGAACGGCATTTTGAACACGGGTATCCACATAAGGAAGCACTTCGTAGTACTCCCCAGTTCCTTGGTTCAGGAAGATCACAGGCTTACCTGTGTACTTGCAACCAATAATTACTTTTGACATTTCTTTTCTCCTGTGATTTCAGCGATGTACGCTGGTGGTACGGTTGAGTGTGTTTGACACACTGCATAACCATAACGAGGCTCAAGGCCAATTTGCACTGTGCAGCCACAGACACAACATGGTTTGGGTGTGTGGTAGTAACCCCACTGATCACGCCAGTCTTTATTTTCAGTAGCCATGACTATCTCCAGACGTAAAAAAGGCTCCTTAGTGGAGCCTTTGTTGTTGAGGTTGATGTTTAAGCTGTGAGCTTAGACTTCAGTTCGTAGCCCATAAGAGGCCACACCTTGTTCACTGCTTGCTCACGAGCAATCTTGCGACCAATGTCAGCATCAAAGTTCTCAGGAGAAGCACAGGCAGATTCACCAGTAACGGTGAAGCCATTCTTCAGAACCAAGACACAAAAGGTCAACATGCCCAATTCGATGGGATAAACACCACCACCCATTGAAGCACCGTCTGCACCTTCACGAGCAGTGAAGTAATACTCTGCAGTGATATTGCTTTGAATATCAGCAGGTGTAATACGTGGAGCAGTCAAGCCTTTAGCTTGAATTTCTGCTTCAATGCCATGATCGTCAGTACGTGGTGATGTAACGTTGTTCATGATTACAGAGCCATGCTTTCTAAGGTGCCATTTGCTTTAGCTGCTGCAAATACAGCAGGTGTACGGCCACGGCCTGACCATTCTGTACCAGTCACAGGGTCTTTCCATTTGGGGGCAACCTTGTTAACCGTTTTTTCAAGCTTGACTTCAGGGATGCCATGCAGCGTCATCAGTTCACGAATCTGCACAAGTGCATCTTTGCGTTCAGCTTTGGTGACTTCAGCGATCTGAGCATCGAGTGCTTGTTTTTGAACCATAAGTTCTTTCAGTGTGGACATTTAAGACTCCTTTAAAAAGAATGTGATGTTACTCGATTAATTCTGTCTTGAGGACAAAATCTTGTAATTTATCCACTGCATCATCTTGAAACAAGTTGAATACAGGAATAGATAGCCGTTCAGCAAGACGAATTGCCTGACCAGTACCTCCAGTTGCATGACCGTCCTTTGTCCAGCAGATAACCATTGACACAGGTGTCTTTAGGTCCATCCCCAGTATTTGATAAACATTTCTGGTGTGCATCATTTGTGCACCATTGCCACAAGCTTTCCAGTTTGGGTGTGTTTGTTGAGCAATATCAATTGCCTCTAGATGATTCTTCAGTACATGCACAGCATAAGCATCGTTGTGTCCATGCCTTGCATGATGAAAGCCTTGCCACGGAATGTATATTTCCTTGGTTCCAGATACAGACATAGCACCTTCTTCAAAGGCTATGTCTGCCCCGTCAGCATGGCCAGAGCGAAGCATCCAGCCACGTTGTGACAATGTAGAGGCAATGCCCCTCATGAAGTCACAAACGGCTGTAGGCGTTTCTCTTGAGCCAATGCCTGCATAAGCCAGCTTCATGCTATGCCTCCATGATTGTCAATGAATTGAACAACCTGTTCGATAGGTACATAAGCTGAAGGATCACTATCCGAATAATCGAATTCAGTGACTTCAGCACCACGAACATTCCACACTTCCACCTCAGTGTAAGGACCAAAGTCTTCACGAGGTGTTGAGTAATGGTACTGGCTTGCCTGAATGGAAGCAGTGGTGCCATCCTTGCATTTCAGCACAGGAGCATTGTCCTTATGCCAGATGCCCGGATGAAGTTCTTGAGGCGCAACACTTAGGTGTTCCTGAAGTTTGGCCAGAGTACTACTAATGACAACGAGTGAGTTCATGATTTAGTACCAGTAAAAATATTTGATGTTGGCTGATTGCTTACGTTCCAGAATGTCTTTCTGTTCCTTGACAGGCCAGTTAGCTTTCTGGTTCATTGCATAACCGTGCTTCAGCTTATCCAGCTTGACACGGCGTTGTTTCACAGACTGTTGATAGTTTTTCATTCTTCAGTTGTTTGTTGGTTGATTTTATCGAGCAAGTTTCCACCATCATCCTTCTGCAAGTCCCACAGTCTGCTTAATTCAGCTTCTGTTGGGAAGCCCCACGGAAACAGTGCAGCAATGTCTTCAGTACTGATAACACCTAGCTTTGCATTCACTTGAAAGTAACGCAATGCGTACACATACATAACAGCCGTACCCGGACTATTACAGAGTACACACAGCATCATCTTGACTGGTTCAGTCATGGTCAATCCAATGAAGTCAGCACGCTTGTCCAGTACTTTGTACACAAACTCTTCTTTGAGTTCTTGCCCAATGTCTTTGTTCTGTGCTTCAGCCATGCAACACATCATGAATACTTTGGTATTCTGTTGAGACATGCGTTCTGTCTTGGCAGTAATGAATTCTTCTGCCCATTTTTTCCATTTAGCGTTCAGTTCCATGATATTCCCTTAAGTTGAGTAGTGGACTACAGCCACTTGTTTATGTTGCATTTGCATATAGCTGATCATGTAATCAACATCATCATCTTGTGCACAGAAGATCAGAGCACCATCAGAGAAGTCTGCCATCTCTGCATGTACTCGCATTACGGGATCACCCGCCAATCTACGATTGAGGTTGAACTCATAACACTTGACGCTGTTCTGATTAGCCAGCATGTACGCTAGTGCATCAGCACCGGGTAACATGGCATTCACAAAACTAATAGACCTATCCTTAAGGACAGTTTCTTGCATGACTGCAAGAGTTCTTAGAAGAATCTCTTCGTTTTTGAAGCCATCGTTGCCCATGATGAGCAGTTTGAATTCTTTCATGATGTTTGTCTTTCGTACCATTGAATCTTCTTTGCAGACTCTTCATAAGTTGAACCACAGATGTCTGCATTTGCTTGAAAGTTTGAGCAGACCAGTGGACGAGTTACTTGACCAAACAAAGAACACAGGCTATCTTTCAAATGAATACATCTCTCACCAGCTTTCTTACCATTGGGCATACCCGGAATGGCAGAACTGATGGAGATTTCAACGCAACAAGCAGAGCATTGGTTGCAGATCATTTTGATTCCAGATCAAGCCAAGCACAGTATTCATCGAGAGCAGCTTTAGCAGCTTCAATGGTTGGATACTGACCACCAGCGAAGTCTTCTGTTTCATCAGTGAAGTCGAATACTCCTTCACTAATCTCCCAGAGATGTGTTCCCACATTCTTGGGATATTCAGGATGAACAATAGGTTCAGTACGGGCAGTGCACATGTTGCCAAGAGATTCTCTTGTACGTTCGTATGCTTCAGGGTCTGTTGATACATGACCAATAGGTTTGATACTCATTTTGATTCCTTGGTTCAATTGATGTAATGTTTCCACTCAATAGGCAAGATGCAGTTCTCTGGTGCACCCTTGAACAGTGGTGCAATCTGGATGTCTGTGTAACCAGCCAATCCACAACCAATACGAGTAACCTCAAAGGTCATTTCATAGTTCTGCTTTGCGAACTCAATGAACTGATCGACATACTTTGTAATGTCTTTGATGGGCAAAGTAACAATACGAGCATCTTTGGTTGGGATGCCATAACTGTTTCCCTGCAGGCCAATGCCTTGACCAAATATTGCACCATGATGTTTGCGTGCATACAGAGCAGCACCAGCACCATGAATGCCAGCAAGATTTGATCCGAAGACAAATATTGACATGATTAGTTCCTTTGGTTCAGTATTTCAGATAAAGCATGAGCTTGATTGATTGGAGTAGACGCAAACATATCTGTTAGCGTGTTGTTGTGAGCTTCTGCATGTTCACGCAGTTCACTGAGCAGTATTTGATGTGTCTCTGCCCATACTTGCCAGAGCTTCAGATATTCAGCCCACATATCCTTGGTTCGGTCAATAGGTGGTTTACCTTTGCCCAATTTCCAATTTGTTCCGCCGGGTTGATAGCCCTTCACATCACATTGGTAGTGTTGTTCAATGCTTCTGCCATCAGGCATAACAGCACGAAATGCACTGAAGCGTGCGTCACCTTTGGATGAGCACTCATAGCCACCACGTCTAGCCCATTGAATAAGCTGCACTGTTGGTTTGCTGTTGATCACAAGACGTGGTTTGATAAGTATCATGAGTTACTCCTAAATTGTTGAACAAGATCAGAAGCGACGCAGGAGCAATAGCCAACTTTGTTGGTCTATTTATGGTCTATCTTTGGTCTATTTCTAGTACCTAAAAGAGCTTGATAGTCTTTCGGTAGTCTTCAGCCAAAAGTGGTGATACTTCAACAGTTAGTCTTAGTATTTCTACTTTTGGGTTCTACTTAATTAGAACTATATTAGCCTATCGAGCGTTAAAAAAAGTAAGGCACTACCATCCCTTTTGGGGACAGCAGTGCCTTACGATTACAGCGCGATTTTGCGGAGGAACGGATTCACAGCAGGGTCGCTCAACGCTACGTTAGCAGCAGCATCGTTGACACGACGCATTTGCACTTGCAAGTTGACGATGCGTTCACCGCCAGCAGGCAGGTCAGCAGCCGCTGCGAGCAGTTGCTTGAGCAGGTCGTTCTTGGCAATTTGCATTGCAGCGAACACCTCATTGGAAGAAGTTGTAGCAACCTCTTCCATAGTGTCAAGTGGCAAGCCCATTGGCAAGTTGATGAAACGAGTTTCAAGCGTGCCATCGGTTGCAGGGACTTGGATTTCATAACCCAAGTTCATCCAAATCTGTGCTTTCGGACGTGCTGTAGCTGGTGCAGCAGCAGTTTTAGCAGCGAAGACAGGCTTGGTGATGTTGATTGCGTTGGACATGGTAGTACTCCAGAAGGTTGAATAACAAGGGATGATTCCCAAAAGCGACGCAGGAGCTTCTTCTCCACAGGCTACAGCCAGTTGAGAATAGCTTTAATGACACGAGTAAATCGTGTACGTTCCCAATTGATTGGGAGTTTGTAATGTTGACGTAGCAGCATTGGAGTTCCTATTAAGTTGGAGTGATAGTTGAAGACAGGTCTACTATTAATAGACCTATCTTTAGTTTAACTATCGAGGATAGAAACCCCGTAGGGTTTCACTGATTACTCAGTATCTTCGTCAAGGAGAGCGAAGAAGTGGTCAAAGGAAGCTGCAAATGATGCAGACTTAGCCTTTTGTTTAGTAACTTGCTCTGCAGCAGTAGCTAATTGCAGTGCTATTTCAGCCCTGCAGTTTTGCTTGAATGCTTTTGCTTCAAGTTTATATTGATATGCTTGTTCATTGCTTTGTTTGTTAACAAATGCAGTGAGCATATCTGCGCCAACACCAATAGCACCGATGGATGCAGTGATAGTGTTAGCAGTAGTTGCAACGGTTGTAAGGATAGAACCGAATGCGAGTTTAGTAGATGCCATGATAGCTCCAGTAGTTGAGGCGATGTGCCTTAAGCGACGCAGGAGCGAGTGTATGGTGTACACAGTGTATGTACCGGGGGGGTACTTTATGTGTACGGGGGGTAGGTGTACCCAAATACTACAACCAAACATACATATTAAAAAATCTAAAACTTTCTAGATATAACTTTGTCTAAAAAATATTAGACTAGATGTTTCTTATATTGTGATCCTCGATTACATCTTGGAAGTAGATGCGTAGAGGACAACCAGTAACAGGTGCTCTTTCTAAAGCAGTAGCTAGAACAGAATAGTCCAGACGTTCTGTTACTTCTGGTTCACCTTTAAGTACCTTGAGTAAGAGCTTATCTGCTTGCTTGATGTGCAATTGACAGATGGTACGGGCGCGACCATAAAGTTCAATGATGAGTACATGGCACTCAGATAGAAGATTGATGGTGTGAGAAGTAAGGGCGACTGTGCCAAGTACAGTGCCTGCTTCGCTGTAAACAGAAAGGGTGTTTGCCATGTGATTAACTCCGTTGTGAATAAAGCTGCATTCTGTAAAGAATGGTAGGGCGCTTATTGATAATTCGCAAGTAGGGAGTTATGGACAAAAAAATAGGGAGAGCAGTGGTTGCTCTCCCTATTCTGCCAAATCATTCTCGTGGAGTAGAGAACTTTGACTGCAGCGGTTTACATGGCCATCCCCACTCACTGCTAACGGGTTTTGATTCATTGTAGGGGGAAGTCCCCTGTGTTCTTGGTTCCGGTTACGCAGTAACCGTTGAACAATAGGAGTCCCCATCTCTATCTCTTATTACTAAGGGAGATTTAAAAAGGAAGCATCAGACTGAAAGGTAGGTTAAAGTATAAGCCTATTTCAACCAAAGCATAGGAAATCTTTCATGACATCCTCAAACCAAAACAACGACTCATGGGTGCACCGCGTTCTTGATGAACGGGCAGAGCTTGAGAAAAAGGTAGATGCCCTCCGTTTGTTCCTTGGTTCCAGCAAAGCAAGTGCTTTGCCTGACAGGTCACAAGCTGATTTGAGAGAACAGCTTTATCACATGGAAGGCTACGCTTGGGTCTTACAGCGTAGACTCCGTACCGCCAGCGCGCAAACATAAATCTAAGGAACCAAAGCCATGACGACATTTACCGTTGAACTTCTGCAGAAGACTTTACCTTCCAATCTGCGAACTTCAGCCACACAAGGTTTGGTGGACATGCTCAACACTGTGAGCAGCAACCAACAAGAAGCTGAACTGATCCGTGAAAACTTTCTGGGTTACACGGCTGTACTATCTGAAGGGAAGTACAAGACAGAGGATTATTTGAATGCTGTGAAGTACGTGAGCTTCAAACTGATGAAGTGCAGCAACGAAGAAGCCTATGTGAAGACGTTCCCCCAACGCTATCAGCGTATGGTGAAAGAAGGGGTGAAGCCCAAGGACATTGGCTCGTATGTGTATGCGTACAGTAAAAACAAATTGGTCAACCGAATCATGGAACAGACGATGGTTCCAAGTTGGGTGCTGAACCAAGACATTTTTCAGGAGGCAATCAACACTCAGGCCAGTCTGATGCGTGACCCGGACGTAAGCCCCAAGGTGCGAAGTGATGCAGCCAACAGTTTACTGACCCACTTGGCCAAACCAAAAGAGGCAGGGCCACTGATCAATCTGGACATGCGTGACACGTCAGGCATGAAAGAAATGAAAGAGTTACTGGTCCGTATGGCACAACAACAGCAGGGGTTGATCAAAGAAGGTGTGACAGCCAGAGACATTGCAGCAGCCGTGATCATTGATGTGGAGGTCAAGGATGGCTCTAATTAAACAAGAGATTGATGCTTGGCTGGACAGTGTGGACTACACCATACTGAACAGTCCTGATTACATGCCAACTGAGTTTGCATTGATCTTCATGAATTGGATCAAGTTGGTCAACGGTGGAACAGGGGAGTCACACAAGACTCCACCTGTACATCTGGCCATGCTGGACAAAGTTGCACAAGGGGTGAGTGATTACATTGCAAACCTTTGCTTCCGTGGTGCAGCAAAGACAACTCTGTTCATGGAGTATCTAACACTGTTCGTGGCTCAGTTTGGTTACTTGCCTAACTTCGGAAGAGTTGAGGGAATGATCTACGTGTCAGACTCAATGGATAACGGTGTGAAGTCTGCACGAAAGAACATTGAGTTCAGGTACAACAACAGTGAGTTCCTACAGTACTGGGTTCCAGATGCCAAGTTCACAGACAACTATCTAGAGTTCAAGAACAGAGATGGCATGATGTTGGGCGTCAAAATGTTTGGTGCCAAGACTGGTCTACGGGGAACCAAGATTTTTGGTAAGCGTCCTGTGCTGTGTGTGCTGGATGACTTGGTGAGTGATGATGATTCCAAATCCAAGGTGGCAATGGAGTCGATCAAGGATACAGTTTACAAGGGGGTGAACCATGCACTTGACCCAACCAGACGCAAAGTGATCTTCAATGGTACACCCTTCAACAAGGATGACATCTTGATTGAAGCTGTGGAATCTGGTGCTTGGGATGTAAACGTGTGGCCTGTGTGTGAACGGTTTCCTTGCACAAAGGAAGAGTTCGTGGGAGCATGGGAAGATCGGTTCACGTTTGAATACGTGGCCAACCAGTATGACATGGCTGTGAAGACGGGCAAAGAAGCTGGCTTCTTCCAAGAGTTAATGCTTCGGATTTCATCTGAAGAAGAACGTCTGGTACAGGAAGGGGAGATTCGCTGGTATGAACGTGCCAAGCTGTTGGCTAAGAAAGCCACATTCAATTTTTACATCACCACTGACTTTGCTACATCAGCCAAACAAACGGCTGACTTCTCAGTGATCAGTGTCTGGGCCTATAACTCCAATGGGGATTGGTTCTGGGTTGATGGTGTGTGTGAACGTCAAACGATGGACAAGACCCTTGCTGATTTGTTTCGCTTGGTTCAGATTTACAAACCTCAGTCTGTAGGCATTGAAACCTCTGGCCAACAGGGTGCATTCATTAAGTGGATACAGGCAGAGATGCTATCCAAGAACACTTACTTCAACTTAGCTTCGTCAGAGAAAAGTGGTGCAGCAGGTATCCGTTCACAAGGGGATAAGCTGACTCGATTCAACTTAGTACTCCCACTGTTCAAGCTTGGAAAGATGTATTTCCCTGAAGAAATGAAACGAAGCGTTATCATGGGCATCTTCATGGGACAACTACGACTTGTAACCAAGTCAGGCATCAAGGGTAAAGATGACTGTGTTGATACAATCTCACAGCTTTCCTACCTTACGCCGTGGAAACCTTCTGAATCTGCCCCTGTTACTCCTGATGAGAACAGTCTTTGGGAAGAACAACAGGAAGTGGAAGCTCTTAGTGGACTTGCCTCTTACATTGTTTAAGGTTCAGACACATGCAACTCAACGACTTATTCAATATGCTCGCCTATGGTGAGCTATCCAATCATCACATGGCCAGTGCTGGTGATGGTACTCTGGCCTTGGCCAAACAACCACAGATCGTACATTACGCTAACGAAGCACTTGTGCGTCTGTACACGAAGTTCATACTCAAAGAAAAAGATTGCGTTGTTGAATTGCAAGAGGGTATTACGATATACCGCCTGACACCAGAATACTCAACCACAGGTTTTGACAGTTCAGTGGTAGATGCTCCATACATTCGTGACACTGTTGATGCATCATTTCAAGATGATGTGCTTAAAGTCTTGGCGGTTTACAGTAATCAAGGTGGTCATCGTCCCTTGAATGATCCCAACAACTGTTGGTCAGTCAACACACCCACCTTTAAAACACTACAGGTAAACTTTCCTCGTGCCAATGAACTGTTGGCGATTACTTATCAAGCAAAGCATCCAACACTTGATGGGACGAACCAAGAGATTGAGCTACCAACAACTTTGCATGGTGCTCTGACAGCATTCATTGCTTACAAGGTGTACTTCAACATGAACACGCCAGAATCTCAAACTATTTCACAAGGTCATCTGGCCATGTTCAACAATATTTGTGCAGACACAACTGAGGCAGATGCTTTAAACTTGAGTATCAGCGGTGTAAACACACGCTTCAATCTTGGTGGATGGAGATAATTATGGCGTTTCAACCCTTCTTTCCAGATTGCCGGGTAGATCAATCAGTATCAAGTTGTTCAACACCACAAGATGCTGTGAAGACTTCCCGTCTTCCACTCACTGAGCTTGTGCAGAACGACACTGGTCCACAATTCTTGATGACATTGAAAGATACCAATACGGGTGACTTCCTCAACTTGTCTCGTTTGGGTACTGAAGTTCAGTTCAACTTTGCTACCAGTCCGGGTGCTGATACCAAAGCAGTGATCCCTATGTTTCCGGGGCCAAATGCAGCATTGGGGCAAGTGATGTTGGATTGGACAGCAGGAACATCTGGAGTAATGGATACTACAGGCACTTACTATGGTGAAGTTCAAGTGACTTGGCCTGATGGTCGTATCCAGACTACACCTGCAAAGCTGAAGTTCCGTATTCGTGGAGAATTGGGATGAGCATTGAGATAGCTTCCATTAGCTTCATCGAGAGTGAAGTTGCAGAAATGCACCGCATTGACATGTATGCGGTGTTATTTGCCAATGGGTTGTGGTTGGTACTGGAAGGTTTCTTGAATGGTTATGCAAGCACTGAAGCTTCAGTAGATCGACTGCACTTGATCATCCATGACACGATTCAACCTGAGTTCTCTTTGGTTACTTTACATACTTGGCTTCACACAGAGCTACCTGCTCTTACAAATTAAAGGACAGTTATGTTAATGACTGATAAAGTAAATCAATTAGCTACAGACTCAAATCTGGTGCACAGTTGGGTGCATGGCACAGGAACAGTGATCACTGAAGGTGGTGTTGTTCGTACACCTGCCAAGCTAATTGCTGATAAGGCTCTGGAAGTAACTGCTGCAACCACTGCAGCCATTAACTTGGCTATTAGTGGGAACATTGCCATTGTGAATACAGTAGCAAACAAGATCAGCAATGTGAATGCAGTAGCTGACAAGTTGGTTGCTGTTCAGACAGTGGTGGATAACCTACCGCTTATCAGCACCATGAATAGCAATATTGCCACCATTACGACTGTCAAGAACAACATCACTCAGGTGAACTCTGTCAGCACCAAGCTGCTTGAAATTAAAGCAGCAGCAGACAACTTGCTTACTATTGCTTCAGTGGGTAGCAGTATTGCCAAGGTGCAGACAGTCTCTGACAACATGGTAGATGTGAATGCTGTGGTTGATAACCTTGCTTACATCCAAGCATCACCTGCCAATGCTGCTATTGCTTCAGAGGCTGCAGCTTATATAGCTATATCTGTAGATGCTCTTGTTCTTACTAGCATTACCTTCCCTTTGGATTTGGGTCTTATTGTTGATCCTGTCACCCCATTCAATACTTTTGATCTTGGAGCACTTTAATATGTCAAGCTTGCTAAAACTTCGCCGTGGTTCCACTGTTTCACATGCTGGCTTTATTGGTGCAGATGGTGAAGTGACCTTCAATACAGACACCAATGAACTTATTACACATGATGGAGCTACTGCTGGTGGTTTTCCCGGTGGTGGTTATATGCCTGCAGGCATTGGTGCTGTAGCTACCACAATCCAAGCGAAGTTACGCGAGAGTGTAAGCGTGAAAGACTTCGGTGCTGTTGGCGACGGGGTGGCGGATGATACGGCGGCATTTTCAGCAGCATTTCTTAGTGTTGCAACGGGTGGGCGCGTCTATATCCCTAAAGGCACCTACTTAAATTCTGGATTTTTCCACTATTCGGCAGACGATGTGGTGGTGTTTGGGGATGGTGACGCTACAGTTTTAAAGACAACAGACACAACCACAAACTCGAATTACATTTTTAAGCTAACGGGGAGCAACAACGTTGTCAGGGATTTTTGTATTAATGGGGATAAAACAAATTTGTCAGATGTAACGATTACATTCCGCGATGGCTTGTATCTCCTTGGAAATAACAATTCAGCAGAGGGTGTTTCAGTTATTAACACCACTTCGTCGGGCATCCGTTTACAAAACGGCAGCGCACCCGGCGATGGCACAGGTGCTACTGTCAGCAGATGTCGCGTTTCAAACGTTGGAACCCTGTATGCGAATAATAACGCCTTCGGTATTATTGTGGCGTATATGGTAGGGGTAAAAATTAGTGGAAATAAGATTGATGGATCAGTTGCTACTGGAATTTTTACATATGGTTGTATCCAGCAAGTCATTTCAGACAATAACGTTACCGGTACGGAGAACGGTATTAGAACCCAACCAGTAAATAGCACCCCGACAGGTGGAGATGTTTACGCGACAATCACTGGTAACGTAGTTTATGGCGCAGCAGGTGATGGCATCAGGTTTACCGGGAATTACACAAGTGTGTGCGGCAACACGGTAACGGGGTGTACAAGCAATGGAAGCGGTTTATTTTCACAGGGCGGCAAGTACGTAACTATTACTGGAAATACTTGTGCAGATAATGAAAACTATGGCTGTGCCATTTCCACTGCACTTGGAAATCCAGCGCAGTATATAAACATCATCGGCAACACCTTCACTGGCAATTTTTATGGGGTACTCCTTTCCCCCGGAAAATCAGCAGATACACTTACGACATTTACGATAACTGACGTTCTTGTTTCTGACAATTTACTATTAGGTAATACAAGTCTAGGTTTAACCTGCACGGCGAATAGCACTACAGGTTCCACAGCTACTATAGGTAGCAACTCTAGTGGAGCCATTAGCATAGATTACACAGCCTGGACCTTAGGTAACGGCGGCACTAAGGGGCCTAATATTGCCTCCGCAGCCACGATTAGCGTTGGCAGCGCGCTTACTTATAATGTTTCTGGTACTGCCGACATACAAACTATCAACGGCGGTAATGATGGGGACGTAATAAGTCTGTATTTCGTAGCCACCGCTGCAAGTAACGGGCTAGTTAACGCGACAGGAAACCTTCGTTTGCAAGGCAACTTCCCCTACATGTTGGACAGCATCATCACACTTCGTAAAAATTCCGCAAACTGGATCGAGGTATCTAGAAGTTCAAATACGCTTGTAAACATTACATCAGCGGCCACCATAACGATTACAGGGGACGTTGGTGTGTATGGCGTCACTGGCACAGCAGATATAACAACAATAAGTGGCGGATATGACAGACAGCAAATTGTCTTGTACTTCACAGGGGCAGCGGCATCTCTTGGCGTTGTTGATGGAAGTAACCTGAAACTGGTAGGAAATTTTGCATATCAAAGTTATTCCACACTGCATTTGATAAAGGCAGGGTCAAATTGGCTTGAAGTGTCGAGAAGCATTAACTAATGTACGTTTACTTGCTCCCTCACACCCCTACAAACCATCTGAAATCAAGGAGTAACAAATGTCACTAACAAATAAAGTAGTCCAATTTGACGCAGATAGTGATCTGGTCAATGAATGGGTACATGGAGGTCCAACTACCTCCATCACTACAGACTCTGGTCCGGTACGTTCACCAGCCAAATTGATTGCTGATCTGAATGCTTCTATCAACGTGGATGCTGCTGGTGTCTTGGCTCAAGCTGTGGCAGTGGCTGCAAGTATCAATGTGGTGGGTGAAAAAGCTGTAGCTGTTGCTGCTATCAATACCAAGGTAGCAGAAGTGGAGGCACATAAGGTTGCTGGTAAAGCACTCATTGATGCTGATGTAACTGCACTGGATACCTACCGTATTACTGCACAAGGCATCATTGACGCTGACGTAGCAGCACTAGATGCTTACCGTGTTGCAGGACAGGTATTGATTGACGCAGACACTGCTGCATTGGAAGCTCACAAAGTATCCAGCCAGTCTCTGATTGATGCTGATGTAAGTACTATTGAAGCACGCAAGACAGAAGCTCTGTTCACTGATATTCCTGCTGCTATTCTGACCATGCAGGCATACAACGAACGTGGTGCTTGGGCTACTGGTACTGCTTATGCCATCAAAGATGTGTATGTAGATGCAGGTATTGCCTATGTGGTGATCTTGGCTCATATCTCTACCAGTGTGGCTGCTGACTTGGCTGCAGGTAAAGTAGGTATTCATCAAGGTGCCACGAAAGAAGAACTTGCTTCGCCCATTGGTGCATCTCTAGTGGGCTATCTACCTGCTGGAACAGGCGCAGTAGCAACCACAGTGCAGGACAAACTGCGTGAGCAGGTAAGCGTGTTTGATTCCATGACCGCCGCACAGATCGCAGATGCAAAAGCTGGTGTTTTTAATGCAGGCATCACCCCTGCCATTCAAGCAGCTATCGACAAAGTTGGCTTGGTTGGTGGCACCTTGTTGTTTCCTCCTGCTACTTATTTGGTGCACCTCGATTCGGTAAATACAAATGCTTCAACTTACTATGCGTGTGCTTTAAAAAACCCGTATTCAAATGTCAGGCTGGTCGGCTCTGGGTGTGGTTCAACAATCCTTAAAGCAAAAGATGCGCTAGGTGTTTATGGTGTGCTGCAAATGGTGGTCACACCCATTGTGAATGGCACACCGGCAATCTCCAATAGCTCTGTTGAGCATATGACGATAGATGGAAATTACTCAGGCGCAACAACTGGTGCAGTTCCACTGATCTATGCAGTTGGTACGGTTAACTGCCTGTTTGACAATCTGATTGTCAAAAACAGCGCCCATTACGGCCTTGGTATGCAAAATGGTGGGCATATTGGCACGACAGTGCAAAACTGCACCTTTGAGAATACCTTCCGCGATGGTATCGACGTAAAGAACAACGAGGGTTCAAGTGGGTCTGTTGGCAAGTCCCTGAAATTCATGAACCTTGTATTCAACAATTGCTGCCGGGGTGGTGACGCAAGTTTTGCATTTGCCATGTTGGATTTGATGAGTCCTGGTGTCATTGTTGACAACATTCATTTTCATGAAACGGGTGCAGAAGCTGGGCAACCTATCACAGATGCGTGTCTGCGTCTTAAGCCGGGAATTGATGGGGATGGTGTTGGTCGTGGTATTGGTGGGCAATCTGCACTGATCTCCAATATCTACATCAACAAGCAAGCCGGATCAAAAGGAATCATGCATGGCATTGAGGTGCGTATGCCTTACGCCAAAATCAGCAATGTCCACATCCTTGGCGCGCTTGACGGTGGCGTGCGGATTATGCAGCCGTATTGCAGTGTATCTGGAGGCACCATCAACGGGGCAGTAGTCGGTGTGGAGTTGCGTGAAACAGTTGGTGCAACTACCTCTGTTTATCCGTTCACAGGTGCTGACGACTGCCGAGTAACAGGTATTGACTTTCTCAACAACACAACTGGCGTGTCGTCTGTGCAGGCCAGGGCACGCATTGACTGCAATACTTTTACGACAGTGACCACTGGCGTTGTGACAAGTACATCAGGTTCTGGTAATTGCAGTATTGTTGGCAACACCTTTATCTCTGGCGTCACCATACCCATCAGCGTGGATACCAACCGGAACCATGAAATCCGCGACAACAAAGGTGCGCAGGGCATTATTTCATGGTCTATTTCAACCGCCGGAACATTAGCCAATCATTCGTTTGCGGTTGGAAACCAATTCAGTTTTTGCACCGGTTGGGACGGTAGTAATTACGCTGCGACATATGAGCAATTCCGGGTAGGACATATTGCAAACGCAGTAAATTACTGGAAGATTTTTGGAAGCACCGCAGGCCAGCCACCACAGTTGCAGGCGCAAGGTACTGATACTGATATTGATTTACGGTTTGTGCCAAAAGGTGCGGGACGTATGCGCTTTGGAACACATACCGCCAATGCAGATGCAGCGATTACAGGTTACGTGGAAATCAAGGATGCGTCTGGGGTGGTTAGAAAACTAGCCGTGATCTAAGGTGCAACCATGCTTAACTTCTTAATCTGGATCGACATCAAGCTGTTTTGGGGAAAGCGTTAAATGACACGTCCACAAAAAATGCTCAGAGCGTTAAGTGCTGCACTCTGGGATTCTGATCTGATCAGTTCTCGTTTGACGCTTGCTTTTGGTGAGTTCTTTTGGGCTGTCATGTTGTTCTGGCCAGGGAATACTTTTAGTAGACCCGCGTACAACCACATGGCGCTCATCATGAATGAAGAAATGTGGGCTGTTCTTTTCCTAGTGTCTTGTATGACGCAAGTAACCATCGTATTGATGGATGATATGCACTCAACATTCGCCCGATACTTTGCTTGTTGGAATGCAGGATTATGGATATACACTGTGTATTCTATAATGGCATCTGTGTATCCACCTCCTGCAGCTATTGGTGGGGAGCTTGCTCTAGCCCTCTCTGCCTGTTGGATTTGGTTGCGTCCTTACATATTAGCTAAAGGATACCGCCGTGCTTACCAACCAACAACGTGACCCCCGTGAATCAAAGGCTATTCGCATCCGACAAAGTGATACTTGTCCGTCGAGTAATGAACCCTTTGATCCAGAACACTGTGCTGTTTCCTCAGATGTACGCACACGTTTAGCTACTGTAGAACGTGAGCTTACTTTGATTAAATCAGCGTTTGTGTTGAATGATTTGAACTTGCCTGACTTTGATGGCCACCGAAGTGACCACAGAATTCGCAAGGAAGCAGCCAAAGTAATGGAGAATTACAAGATCACTGCCACCCACAAAGTCATTGCTGCTGTTATGGCAGCAATAGTGTTGTTCTTTTCTTCTGGAATTACAACTAGAATTCAAGCTATTGTGCAAACCAAGGAAATTAAGTGATTACAAACCTGACTGAACAACTTCGCCGTGATGAAGGTGAAGTTCTTCACGCTTATCAAGATCATCTTGGCTTCTGGACAATGGGAGTTGGTCGTTTAATTGACAAGCGTAAAGGTGGTGGTATTACTGTTGCAGAGTCTGCATATCTGTTGGGTAATGACATTACAACAAAGACTTCTGGGCTGGTTGCTTCTATTCCTTGGGTTGAACAATTGGACCCAGTGCGCCGTGCTGTGCTACAAAACATGGCATTTCAAATGGGTGTAGAGGGTTTGCTTGGTTTTAAGAACACTCTGAACTTCATTAAGAATGGCAACTATGCACAAGCTGCCTTGAATATGCAAATGAGCAAATGGCACAGTCAAACACCAGAGCGTTCTGACCGTTTGATTAAACAAATGATTACAGGGGAGTGGCAGTAATGGAATTTCTGAAGACACTTGTACCCATGTTGGGTACTGCATTGGGTGGCCCTTTTGGTGGCATTGCTGCTGGATTCATTGCAGAGAAGCTTGGTCTTGAAGGTAAGACTGTTGATGCTGTAACCAAAGCATTGGGTGACAGCAAGATGACTGCTGATCAAGTAACTGCCATTAAACTTGCAGAGATTGATTTCACTAAGTTCTTGGCTCAAAATGAAATTACCATTGCTCAACTTGAAGTGACAAACACTCAAGGTGCACGGGAAATGCAGATGGCCGTGAAAAGTAATACTCCAGATATTCTGGCTGTGATTATTGTGTCTGGATTCTTTGGTATCTTGGTTGCCATGATGATGGGATTGCTAACAGTATCTGACCAACAAGCATTGCTTATTCTTCTTGGTTCCTTAAGTGCTGGCTTCGGTGCAGTATTAAATTTCTTTTTTGGTTCCAGTCGAGGTTCACAAAACAAAGATGTACTTTTGGCACAGAGCGCCCCACAGAAATAATAACTGAGTACTGAATATGACTGATGATTCTTTGAACCATGACGAACCAAAACAAACAATTGGTAATGTTCCTCTAGACCCTAACCAGTCTGCCAAGATTACTTCTTGGAAGAAGGAACCTTCTATTGCTCAACTCAAGTACGACATGGAACAAGCTGCTGGTGCACACAGTGCCCAAATGCTGAAGATTGGTGCTTGGAATGATTTGATGGCAGTGAAGGGTAAGGCACGTCCTACCAAAGTAAAAGGTCGTTCGTCAGTGCAGCCTAAACTTATTCGGCGTCAGGCTGAGTGGCGTTATTCTGCTTTGACTGAACCTTTTCTTGGGACCAACAAACTCTACAAAATCAGTCCCCAGACTTTTGAAGATGCTCGATCTGCCAAGCAAAATGAACTGTTGTTGAATTACCAGTTCCGCACCAAGCTCAACAGGGTTAACTTAATTGATGACTTTGTTCGTGCAACGGTGGATGAAGGTACTTGTATCCTTCGTGTGGGTTGGAATCGCAAGACCGTCATGGTCAAAGAGATGGCCCCTGTGTACTCGTATTTCCCTGTGCAAACACAGGAACAGATACAAGCTCTTCAGCAAGGCATGGAGATGAAACAGACTGACCCCCGTATGTATGAGGAAGAGGCTGATCCTGCATTAAAAGCATCACTCGACTACTACGAAGAGACTGGCCAAACAGTCATGGCTCAACAAACTGGTGAACAGGAAGTTGAAGTTGAAAAGGTTGTCTTTAATCACCCTACTGTGGAAGTCATGAACCCCGAGAACGTGGTGATTGATCCTTCATGCAATGGTGATGTGCTTAAAGCAAAGTTTGCTGTAGTCTCCTTTGAGACTTGTAAAGCAGACCTTGAATCTGAGAAGGATCGTTACACCAATTTGGATAAAGTGAATTGGGCAAATGCTGCTCCACTGTCTGACAGTGAGTTTGCAACCAAGACACCGACTAACTTTCAATTCCAAGATGCACCACGCAAAAAGGTTGTAGCGTATGAGTATTGGGGTTTCTATGATATTCATGGTAAGGGGGAACTGACCAGTATCGTAGCTACTTGGATTGGCAATATCATGATTCGTATGGAAGAAAATCCATATCCTGATAAAGCACTCCCCTTTGTTATCTCTAAGTATCTCCCAGTCAAACGTGAGTTGTACGGTGAGCCTGATGCTGAGTTGCTGGAAGATAACCAAGCAATCTTGGGGGCAGTATCTCGTGGCATGATTGATTTGTTGGGCCGTTCAGCCAATGGTCAACAAGGTTTTGCTAAGGGTATGTTGGACCCATTGAATCGTCGCCGTTATGAGAATGGTCAAGACTACGAATTTAACCCGACAGTTACCCCACAAGCAGGATTGATTGAGCACAAATACCCTGAACTTCCGCAGTCAGCTTTGATGATGTTGAATCTTCAGAACCAAGAAGCTGAAGCACTGACTGGTGTGAAATCTTTTGGTGGTGGTATCTCTGGTGCTGCTTATGGTGATGTGGCTGCTGGCATCCGTGGAGTATTGGATGCAGCTTCCAAACGTGAGATGGCAATTCTTCGTCGTTTGGCCAAAGCAATTGCTGATGTTGGGTACAAGATCATCAAGATGAATGCGGTGTTTCTGTCAGACAAAGAAGTGGTTCGTGTGACCAACACTGAGTTTGTGGAAATCAAACGTGATGATCTGGCTGGTGACTTCGACCTTGAGGTGGATATTTCCACGGCTGAAGTTGATGACGCCAAAGCTAAAGACTTGGCTTTCATGATTCAAACGATTGGTCCCAATGCAGGCCAAGAGATTACATTCATGGTGATGGCTGAAATTGCTGACTTGAAACGTATGCCTGCATTGGCAGAGAAACTTCGTCGCTACAAACCAGAACCAACACCAGAACAACAAGAGTTGGCTAAGCTTGAGGTGGAAGAGAAGCGTGCTTTGGTTGCTAAGATCATGTCTGAAGTTGCCATGAATGAAGCCAAGGCTGAAGAATCTAAATCCAAGAAGGATGCTCTTGACTTGAACTATGTGGAACAGGATACTGGTACACACCATGCTCGTGATATGGAACGCATGAAAGCACAAGCAGAGGGTAATCAGAATCTTCAGATTACTAAAGCACTAACTACAGCAAAGAAAGAAGGGGAACAAGCTCCTGATTTAGCTGCAGCCATTGGATTCAACCAAGTTAGTGATAAACTTAATGATGCACCAAGGCAAGGTTATTCTTCTCTTGGTTCAAATCTCTCCCTTTAACCCTTATAGAAAGACCATTCAGCATGTCTGAAGTCACCGTACAACAACTGGAAACTCAACGTGAAGCCATGAAACAGGCAGTTGAAATGCGTCAAGCAGTTCAACGTCTGACACAGAATGCAGACTTCCGTAAAGTAATCAACGAGCAGTTCATGGAGAAAGAATGTGCACGTTATGTGCAAGCTTCTGCTGATCCTGCATTAAGTGAGCGCAATCAGAAAGATGCTTTGGCTATTGCTCAAGCTGCTGGACATTTGAAGCGTTACCTGTCCGTGCTTATCCAGATGGGTAATGCTGCAGAGAATGAGCTTGGCTCCATTGACAATGCTCTGGATGAAGCTCGTGCAGAGACTGCTGACATTACAGACGTGCTGGAGTAACCAACATGGCTATTCTCGATGATGAAGCTTTCTTGAATGAGGCTCCCCCTGCAGTTACTCAAGAGGTAACTGAAACTATTGAAACTCCAGAGACTGTTGTAGAGACTCCTACTCCTGAGACTCAAGAAGTAGTAGAGACTCCTGCAGTGGAGTCAGAAGCAGAAACACCTGCTTCTGGGGAGACTGTTGAATTGCCGAACCAAGAGAATGGGGAAGCAGATGATGCTATCAGTCTTCCAAAGGCTGATGCTCCAGTTACTGAACCTGTGGTTAAACCCGTTGTTGCAACTGAGGCAGTGCCTGAAGTTGTGAACTTTGAAGCCAAGTACAAAGAAGCTATGGCTCCTTTGAAGGCTAACGGCAAGACCATTGAGATTCAGTCAATGGATGAATTGCGACAGCTTGCTTCAATGGGTGCAAACTTCACCCGGAAGATGCAAGACATCGCCCCGCATCGCAAGATTCTTGCTATGTTGGAAAACAATGGTCTGCTCGATGAAGCGAAGTTATCTTTCTTCATTGACTTGGACAAAAAGAATCCAGAAGCCCTCAAGAAACTGATTAAAGATTCAGGTGTTGATCCGCTGGATATTGATGTGAGCAGTGAACCCGCTTATAAGGCAGGCAATCACGCAGTGAGTGACAGTGAGATTGCGTTTCGTGCAGTGTTGGAAGACTTACAGTCCACCCCAACTGGCCAAGAAACCATCTCATTGATTAACTCATCGTGGGATCAAGCCTCTAAAGAAGAGTTGTGGAAAGCTCCAGAAGTAATGGCTACGATTCAACAGCAAAGAGAAAATGGTATCTACGATACTATCTCCGCTGAAATCAACCGTCAGGCAATGTTGGGCAAGATTCCTGCGGGTACTCCATTCATTCAAGCTTACTTGAGTGTAGGTAATGAGTTGAATACTCGCGGTGTGTTTACTAATTTAAATGCACCAAACAACAAAGGTGTGCAAAATGCGCCTACGCAAACTATTGCATCTGTTAATGCGCCAGTAGCTACCCGTGTGGTGGCTCCTAAACCGCAAGTGACAAATGGTGCAGCAGCAAATGCAGCAGCCTCTACACGCCAAACCCAAAAACGTGTGTTACCTGTCGTGAATCTGCAAAGTATGAGCGA